CGGATCACCTTGGACATGGACGTCTCGCGCTTCGCGGCGAGCACGCGCAGAAGGCTCCGTTCCCGTTTGGTCAGGTAGACCGGGACCGGAGCCTCTGCCGTTTCCTTCTGAGTGTTCGTCATAAATCCAATGTAGTGCGTTACCAGTGCAGTGCGCTAGTGCTTCGGCGCAAGGCTGCCGACGTGCGAGCACTCCGCGGAGTGCAGCCGCGCCACACCGTGCCGGCCGCGCTGCGGCAGCGCTCCGCATCCCGGGCACGGTTCGTCCGGGTCGAGCTTGCGCGGCCTGGCGTGCTTCGGCTCCGTCGGCCCCACGGTGCGGCCCACGTACTGCGCCACGCGCACGGTCAGACGGCTCACCAGGTCGTCGAGCCCGTCGGCGGTGAGCACGATCGGCCGTGCCTCAAGCTCCGCGCGGATCGCGTTCCGCAGCGGCACCAGCTCTCGGGCGACGTCCTCGACCTCCGAAGTCTGCTCACGCACGGGACGCCGCCAGCGACATCGTGTGCTGCTCCCAGGCCCGGCCGATGCGTTCCAACAACGCCGGGGTGGGCGGCGTGGACAGCTGCTTCCCGAGAAGCGCCCCGCACTGGCAGTGCGGCAGCCAGATCCGGACGCCGCCGGGCACGTGGTGCATCCACATGGCCACCGGGTCCGTCCAGAGCCGGTTCGGGCGCACGTCGTAGGCGACCGTCTTACCGCACTGGCAGGAGAAGCCGAAGGAGCAGTCCCCGTACTCCACGACCAGGGAGTGGTCGCGGACGTTGCCGAGGATCAGCGCGTGGCCGCCGGCCAGCGTCTCGGGGAACTCGGCGTCCGGCGGGTTGTCCGCGGGCGGGGTGTAGAGCTCGATGGTCATGGTCGTTGGTCCCTTCTGTCAGGCCAAGTCGTCAAGAGACGTCAAGGAATCGGGGCTGTAGCGCCCATCCGGCCGGATCTCCAGTTCCAAAGGCTGACCGGAGAGTCGGCGGCAGCTCGCTTCCCGGCGTAGCTGCTCGACCAGGCTTTCGGCGAGCAGGATGATGCCTGCCAGAGCGTCATCGGACAGCTTGCGCATCTGGGCCTGCGCGAACCCAGGTCCTGATGCGTAAGCCACGCGTGCCAGACCCGCCAGCCTCTCGGCAGGGCCAATGTCCTCGGTCATGCGGCTTGCGCTCCTTCCTCGGCCGGGATGAACCGCGCCGAGCAGCTATCACACATCGGACCCGTCTTCGACGCCTTCTGCTTGCCCGCGCCCCAGCCCCAGCACAGGGCCTCTTCCTTCACGTCGGGCAGCTCGCCAGCCTCCCAGAGCGCGCGGACCTCGTGCTCGAGGGCGTGGATCTCTTCGGCCATCTCCGGGAACCAGTAGCCGATCTCGTCCAGCTCGCCGGGGTGGGCGAAGGAACCGCACAGGCACTCCCCCGACATGTGCAGCGTGTCGGAGACCTCATTACGCGGGACGTCGGGGAACCTGCGCCGGTAGGCATTAAGGTCCAGCTTCGTCCAGTTGACGATGGGCGACACCCACACCGTGGACCCGCGGCGTTCCACCGGGTCCTTCCGGGCCAGGTGCTTACGGCGGTCGGACTCTGCGGCGCGCCGACCGGCGATAAGGACCACGCGCTGACGGCGCGGGTTGCTCACCAGCTCGTTGCGCATCTGCTCGATGCACCGTTCCTTCAGGCGCTGGTACATGGCGTAGTGCATCGCCGGGCCAGGGAATCCACCGTCGTAGACGCGGCGGATCCCCTTGTTGGGCCCGCGGCTGGAGATGACCTGCCCCAGCACCAACTTGCGATAGGTGGCGTGCTCCGGTGGCCGCTTCTCCAGCAGGGGCAGACCCCAGGCCGCGCAGGTGTCGCGAACGTACTGGCGAGTCTTCTCGATGCCGATCCCGGTGTTGGCGTGACCGGCGTGGGTGGCACGACCCTTGAACAGGTGCGCCACAGTGGTGGAATCGTTACCACCGGAGAACAGGACGACGACACCTGCGATGCTGTGTCCCTCCGCCGTAGCGCGATCCAGGCCGCGCTGAAAGATCCGGTGCGCGTCCTCGATCAACGCGTCCAGCCGGGCTTCCTGGATGTCGTGCTGACGTCCGGTGTCGACGGGACGCGGCGCGGGGTCGTGCTTCGTCTGGATCAGGTCGTTGGTCATGGTCGTTGGTCCCTTCTGTCAGGCCAGTTCGGCAAGGCGCAGGGCCTCGAGAATGCGGCCGTAGTCCTCCGCGCGCTGCTGCACGGCGCGGACCTCGCGGCCCAGCGCCAGGCACGCAGGCGAGGTGCTGACGGTGGCCGCCTGGCGCTCGCGCAGCCGGGCGGCCTTCTCGGTGAGCTGCGCACGGCGCAGCTCCAGTTCCGCGATGGTGATGGGCTCGAGCTTGCGGGTCTTCGCAGCCATCCCGTCACCCGGCCATCATCCGCTGGCCCCACCAGCACTCGGGGGTGTGCGTGCACAGCAGCGAGCCGGTGACGCTGCGCCGGTATCCGCGCGAGCACACCGGGCAGGCGGCCGGCACGTCGGCCTGGCGGGACAGCCGCGTCGTCGAGCCGAGCACGTTGGGGATCTCGTCCATGACGCTGACCAGCTCTCCCTCGGCGGGCTCGGCGACGCGGATGACCGGCGAATCGGCGAGCCGGTTCACCGCCGACAGGGCCACGCGGATGCCCTCCTCCAGGGTGTGCGTCGACTCCATGCGGAAGTACAGCTGACCGCACAGCCGCAGCAGTTCCCCGCGGACGGAGTCGAACGATCGCATGCGCTCGGCGCGCAGCATCCGGTCGACGGTGCCGAAGTGCTCGATCTGGATCACGCTCATCTTGTCCCCTACCCCGTTCGGGCTGTGCTGGCGGCAGAGCAGACAAGGCGGCTCGCCGTTGCGCAGGTGCTTGTTGTAGCCGGACGGTCTCCCGCAGTCGGCGTGCCATCCGATCAGGCCCCGGTGCCCGGCTAGGTGGACCGCGTGCGCGAGGGATTCGGCCCCCAGCTTGCGGCGTGCTCTCCACGTCTCGCTCTTGACTCCCGGGACGCCCAGGTTGATGCGGCGCCCGATCTGCTGGTAGGTCAGACCGGACGCCGCGAGCTGAAGAACCTCCCGCTCCCGTGCGGTGAGCGGTGCTCCTTCGGCGGGAACCCCGGTCAACGGGAGCTCCCCGTTCCGGGGCAGTGGCAGCCGGCCCAGTCGTGCGCCGGGTGGCTGTCGCGGTGCCCGCAGAAGCGCAGGGCCAGGACGCGTATGACGGCGTTCATGCGGCGAGCGCCTTCGGCGCGGCGTCCTGGTCGCGGATCGCCTTGGCGGCGAAGCGGAGCCCCGCCAGGTAATCGTCGCTGGCGTGGACGCCGCAGCGGACGGCGAGCTGCTCAAGGTAGGCGGCGTCGAGCAGGTGCACTTCGGCGACGACGTCGGCGGCGCAGCGCATGGTCGCACTGTTGTCGGCGTGGTGCCGGTGGAAGGCAGTGTCCACGATGGAGCGGACGCTCTCGGGCACCGGGCGGTGCGGTCGGTGATCGGTGGTCTGGTCGTTGGTCATGGTCTGCCTCGCTGGTCGGTTGGGTGGAGCTGTCCTCCGGGTTGCGTCCGCGTGTCCGCGGGACGGCGAATGTGTGCAGAAGAAATGCAGAAGTAGTTACGGAAAGTTCCGCTTGTTACGGGGGGTCACGATGCCCGCGTGATGGACCATTGAAACCCCTGCCAATCGGTCGTCATCTGCCGCTCAGGTGTGCCGCATGACGACCACTTGGGGTCCGGTGTCGTGCGCGCCCTGTGAGCAGGAGCGTACGGCGGCCAAGGCTCCGTGTCTGCGTTTCGGACAGATCCAAGCCAAGGATTTTGCGGTGTTACCGCAGGTAGGGGCCTTTTCACCGGCTCTACCAGGGATCATTTCAGCCAGTAACAACGGTCACGAACGGTCATGACTATTGATGCGCATGTGACAAGGAGTGATCCGACAGACATCTTGCAAAGGTCTTGCAATGCTGATCATCTGACCATACGGAGCGTCAACCCTTGCTCTCTGCATCCAAGTTGGCGCTCTGCGTCAGTTGGTCTGCGACGGATCCCGCCACCATCGACGTAGCGGGCCAGGATCGCAGGCTCCGCGTCGTCGCCGTCCCAGCGGTCCGGGTCTGCCATCGTGGCCTCGATCGCCGCGCGCAGGATCTCGTAGTCGCTCTGGTCGTCGTCGTTCATCGGGTTCTCTCCTTCAGGGTGTGGCGCTGGCCCGGGAACAGGGCCTCGGGCCACAGGTACGGGTGCACAGAGCCGGGGTCGAACGCCGCGAGGCGGACCAGGCAGTCGGGGTGCCCGGACACGGGACGCTCGACCAGCGTCCCGCGGCGGTCCTCCGCCTGGAGCTGGTGCCGCCCGTGACGGATCGGCAGGTATCGGCGCTCGCAGACGTAACAGCGCCGGATCCAGCGGCGTCGTGGTCGTTTCACAGGGTCAGAAACCCTTCCGTGCGGATGGTGCGTACGGCCCACGGGGTGAGCAGGACGCGGGAGAGCGTGTCGTGGTAGACGCAGCACATCCCGCGAACCGGGATCAGGGCGGCGGCCCAGCCGCGCACGTCGTCGGGGTGCACGCCCAGTTCGGCGGCGAGTTCCGCGGCGGTGAGCGGCTGGTCCGGGGGAAGGTCGTCGGTGCCCATGGTGCCGTTCCCGGTTGCCGGGCGTCAGCGCGATGCGGGAACGACGTCGTGCGCGGCGTGTCGGGCGCCGGCCGGGGCGGTTCTCGCGGCAGGCTTGGGCCCCGGGTGGCCGGCGGGCTGGTGGCCGTGGCCCCAGAGCCAGAAGACGGCGAGGACAGCAGCCCCCGTGGCCAGCCTCTTCAGATCGTTCACGGTGCCCTCCGAGGGCTCGGCGGGAGCGTCCCGCGATGGTCGTTGGTCATGGTTGAAATAATACGCACCTTCGACATGCTTGTCAACGAGTGCGAGCGGGTGATAAAGTCGGAACATGACGACGAACGAGCACCCCTGGAAGAACGCGACCGACTTCGAGCCCACCCGGCTGGGCACCCGCGCGGAGGCCGCAGAGCTGGCCGGCGTGCACATCCGCACCATCGACTACTACCGATCCCGTGGATACATCACCACGTACCGTGAGCGCGGGTTCGTCCCGAAGATCGATCTGGACGAATTGGAGAGGTTCCTGCGCGCAACACCGGAGTCCCCCGACCAGCACACCGCCTAGCCTGACGACCACTGACCAGACCAACGACCCTGGGGGAACACGTGTCTCTCGTCCCCACGCACAACCCGCAGACCGAGACCTTGCGGTAGCGCCCCATGACGACCGACGTGGAGGAGAGCACCGCCGAACTTTCGGAGGCGCACCGCGCTGAACTCGCGGCCAGCGCCATCTCGCCCGAGCACGTCGCAGCGCGCGGCTACCGCACGCTGTACGGCACGGACGACGACAAGACCCTGCTGAAGAACCTCCGCATCCCACGGTGGGCGTGGCGCGACGACAGCGCCTGGCCGCTGCTCTACCTGCCCATGTACCGCGCCACGGGCGAGGTCGTGAGCTGCCAGATCAAGCCGGCCGTGCCGCAGAAACCCGGCACGGAGAACGCCAAGCCGCAGAAGTACGCCAGCCCCAACGGCGCGGCCCACCTGGACATCCCGCCGCTGGTCGCCGACGGCGTGCGCAACGTCGAGGCGTCCTTGTGGATCACGGAGGGGATCAAGAAAGCCGACGCCATCGCCAGCAAGGGCATGCCGGTGGTCGCCCTGTCCGGGGTGTTCAACTGGCGCGGCAAGGCTGGCACGCTCGGGGACTGGGAGGACGTCCCACTGCGCGGGCGCCGCGTCGTGATCTGCTTCGACGCAGACGCCAAGGACAACCGCAACGTCCACAACGCCATGAAGCGGCTAGGCCAGTGGCTCCACTCCAAGGGGGTCACGGCTGTCCACTACCTGATCGTCCCGGCCTCCGTGGACGGCGTCCCGGTCAAGGGCGTGGACGACTACTTCGCGGCCGGCGGCACCATGGAGGGCCTGCGCGACGCCGCGACGCGCGAACCCCCGGGCGACGGGCCGGCGGACGCCGCGTTCACGGACGCGCTGCTCGCCGACACCCTGTGCGCGGAGGAGCTCGACGGCCAGTACCGCTGGGCGGCCGGGCTCGGGTGGATGCGCTGGAACGGGAAGGTCTGGTCCGAATGCACGGACGTGACCGTGACCGAGACGGCGCGCCAGTGGGCCTACGACCAGTTCATGCGAGTGCTGGAACGCCAGCGCAACGACCCGAACCGGGACCAGCAGACCCAGATCGACGGCTGGCGCTCGGTTCTGGGGCGCGGGCGGCTGACGGCCATGGTGTCGCTGGCGAAGGGCATCCTGGAGTGCTCCGCGGACAGCTTCGACTCCGACCCCGACCTGCTCAACTGCCCGAACGGCATCGTGGACCTGCGCACGGGTCAGCTCATGCCGCACGACCCGGACATGCTGATGACGAAGATTGCCGGGGTCGACTACGTCAAGGACGCGCACCACCCCGACTGGGAAATGGCGCTGACCGCGCTCCCGGCCGACGTCCGCGACTGGTACCGGATCCGGATCGGGCAGGCGATCACCGGCCACAAGACGCCCGACGACACGATGGTGGTATCCCAGGGCGGCGGCTCCAACGGGAAGTCGACGGTCATCGACGCGCTGTCCCGGGCGTTCGGGAAGTACCACATGGTGGTCGCGGACCGGGCCCTGCTCGGCAACGCGAGCGAGAACCACCCCACGGAGATGATGGACTTCCGCGGGGCACGCTACGCGATCCTGGAGGAGACCCCGGAGTCGCGCCAGCTCGACGTCGTCCGGCTGAAGAAGCTGGTCGGCACCAGCGAAATCACCGCACGGAAGATCCGCCAGGACTCGGTCACCTTCACCGCCACGCACTCGCTGTTCATCAACACCAACTACAAACCGGTGGTGGTGGAGACCGACCACGGCACCTGGCGCCGTCTGGTCCTGCTGCGCTGGCCGTACACCTACCGGAGGTCCCAGTCGGAGTGCCGCGGGCCCATGGACCGGGTCGGCGACCCGACGCTGCGCGACCGTGTGTCGGCGGACCCGCGCGTCCTGGAGGCGGCTCTGGCGTGGGCCGTCTCAGGGGCGGTCGAGTGGTACCAGGCGGACCGCATCATGCCCACGGTGCCGGACCGCGTCTACCGCGACACCCAGGCGTGGCGGATGGAGTCCGACCCGATCCTGGGGTTCCTGACGGAACGGCTGGCGTTCGATCGAACAAGGCACGTGCTGACGTCCGAACTGTGGGAGGCGTTCCAGCAGTGGATGTCCGCGAAGTCGAACGCGGAGTGGTCCCAGAAGACGTTTGTCACGCGCTTCGAAGGTCACGATGCGTGCTCTCAGAACGGGGTTCACCGCAGGGTCGTGAAGGCCGGTCCGGGCCTGTCGTTGCTCAACGGAGCGTCACCGACCGCCGCGTCCTACCGGGCGTGGAAGGGGCTTCGGTTCCTCTCCGCCGAGGAAGTGGAGGCCGTTGGGCTCGACGACGGCCCGGACGCGGACGAAGATCAGGCGCAGGGCTCTGACCTCGAAGGTTACGCCAGTTACACGTCGCCAGTTAACCACTCATCGCGTAGAGAAATTTCGGTAATCAGCCGACGTGTAACTGGCGTAACCAGTTGCGATGCGCAACCTTTTGAGAGCGTGTCCGGCACGCGTCAAGACTGGTCGGCAGACCCCTTCGGAGGCGCCTCGGGCACCCCGTCGGGCGGCCGCCGGACCAACGGCAAGACGAACACGCACAGTGACGAAATCGCGGAGTTCCTCGGGCTGGCGGAGCCCCCGCAGGACGCGCCGTCAGCCCGCCAGGCGTTCGACGATGACGTGGCCGCGTTCCTGTCCGCCGGCCTCGAAGACGCGGAGCCCGAAATCGAACAGCCTGCTGCGGAACTGCCCGCCCAGCGGAACGACGACCAACCGACCACGACCACCGATGACGACGACTTCTGGGAGCTGTGATGGCCTCCACCGTGTATTTCGACATCGAAGGCTGCTCCGCTGACGCGGTCTTCACCCACAAGGACAGCAAGCCCTACGTGCGCCTGTGCGGCGCGGCCAAGGACGACGCGGAGAAGATCGGCATCACCACCGACCCGCAGCGCCTGGTCAACCTGCTGAACGCCGCCGACGTGATCGTGGCCCACAACGGGTTCGGATATGACCTCATAGCGCTGGCCCGCCACTGCGGCGCCGACTACGACCGCCTGGCGCGCAAGCTGGTCGACACCTACACCGTGGCCAAGACGATGGATCCGCCCGGCTCCAAGCGTGCCAAGCCCTGGAGCGAGAAGGGGTATTACGGCCTGGACGCGCTCGCCGGCCGCCTCGGGGTGAACGGGAAGATCACCGGAGACGACGGCCTGCGGGCCCTGGCGCTCGAGTACGGGCCGAAGGAGGGGTCCGAAGAGGAGCGCATGAAGGCCGGGTTCGGCATGATCCCGACCGGTGACGCCCGCTACCGCCGTTACCTGGAGCAGGACGTCCGCGCCCAGCGCGACACCTTCCGCCAGCTCCCGCCGCTGACCCCGTACCTCGAGCGCGAGATGCGCGTGGCCCACTTCCAGCACGGCATGACGTACCGCGGCTGGAAGGTCGACGAGGAGCTGCTGGCCGCCCGCGTCGAGCAGGAGAACGCCCGCCGCATGGAGTCGCTGCGCTGGCTCGCGGAGAACTGCGGCGTACCGCTGACGCGAACCATCGGGCGCGGCCGGGGCAAGAACCGCGTCTTCGAGGAGGAGGAGATCCTGTCCCCGCTCGGCACAGCCGCGGGCAAGCAGGCTCTGATCAAGGCGTTCCACGACGCGGGCGCCCCGTACTACCCGCGCACCGAGTCCGGAGAGCTCGCGCTGTCCCGCGACGCCATGGGCGAGGGATCGTACATGGTCGGCAAGGGGGCCAAGGGCCGGCTGGTCAAGGCGATGCTGAACCCCGGCGCCTACGGCTCCAACCCGCGCGTCCGCGCGATCTGCGAGCACATCACCGTCGTGACCGGCACCGTGGCCAAGTACGCGGAAATCAGCAAGTTCGTCGTGCACGGACGCGTGCACGCCGCGGTCGGCGGTGACCAGGCGTCGGGGCGCTGGGCGTACGTGCGCCCGTCCAACACCAACCTGGGCAAGCGCGGGGGCAAGGTGACCCAGCGCGCCGTCTATGTGCCCGACGACGGCGACGTGCTGCTGGCCATCGACCTGGACCAGGTCGACATGCGCGCCATCGCCGCCCACTGCCAGGACCCGGCCTACATGCGCCTGTTCGAGCCCGGCATGGACGCGCACTCCATGATCGCCGACCAGGTGTTCGGCCGGCACGACGGTGAGTGGCGCGACCGCTCCAAGCGCACCGGCCACGGCTGGAACTACGGGCTCGGGCTCAAGGGCATGGTGAACTCGGGCATCCCGGAGGAGGTAGCGCAGAAGTTCATCGACGGGATGGAGCGCAGCTTCCCCGGGCTGATCGCCTGGCGCCAGGAGGTCCGCGCCCAGGCGGAGGCGGGCGAGATGCTGGACAACGGCTTCGGGCGCAAGATGCGCTGCCTGCCCGCCAACGCCTACACCGAAGCCCCGGCACTCATGGGTCAGGGCACCGCCCGCGACCTGATGGCCGAAGCGCTGCTGCGCGCGATCGACGCGATCCCGGAGTGCATCACGTGGATGCGCGGCGTCGTCCACGACGAGTGCGTGTTCTCCGTCCCGGCCGCCGACGCGGAGGAGATCGGCGCCAAGCTGAAAGACGCGATGACCTTCACCTGGCGTGGCGTCGACATCACCTGCGGCCTGTCCAAGTTCGGGACCAACTGGGCCGACTGCTACCGCAAGGACTGACCGACCAACTGACCAGGAGGAAGACATGATCAACGTGATCGGGCTGGACCTGTCCGTCACCGCGAGCGGGGTGTGCTTCGCCGACAACAGCGCGGTGACGCTGAAGCCCAGGACGACCGGCGACGCGCGGTTCGTCGAGATCCCCGACCGGATCACCGAGTTCTGCCACGCCGCGTACATCAGGCTCGCCGTCATCGAGGAGGCGCCGCCCGGACTCAAGGGCGCGGCCATCCCGACGATCCACGGAGTCCAGGCCGTCGTGCGCGCCGCGCTGATCCGCCAGGGCATCCCGTACGTGGTCGTGAACCCGTCGACCCTGAAGAAGTTCGCCACGGGCCAGAAGGTCGCCGACAAGATCGCCATGGCGATGGCCGCCTACAAGCGGGCCGGGCTCGAGTTCGCCGACGACAACGCCTGCGACGCCTGGTGGCTGCGGCTGGCCGGCGCGACGTACTACGACCCGGAGCGAACGTCGGTGGCCATGCCGAAGGCGCACCGCGACGCGCTGAACGCCGTGGCGTGGCCTGCTCTCAAGGATCTGCCGCGCGTCGCGGTCTGACGCACCGTCGCGGGGCCCCGGTCCGCCAGGGCCCCGCATCCTGGAACGAACAACCGACCAACGACAAGGAACTGATCATGGGTGAAGCAGCAGAGTGGCACCAGGACGCCACCGACGCGGAGCAGGAGGCGCTCCACGCGGAGCTCCGCGCGTGGGCGGCGAAGCGAGCCGCCAAGGCGGCCCAGGCTCCGCGCGAAGGCGGCGACATCCCGGCGGCCCGCATGACCCGGCGCACCGAGGCGCTGCGCGACCACGTGACGCGCGGTCAGCGCGACACCGGCAAGGGCGACACGGAGCAGGTCGTCCAGGTGCAGATGGCCGGCGCGCAGCGGGCCTACGGCTACGCCTGGAAGGGCGAGGAGCCGCTGGAGCTGGGTGAGTGGGTCATGCTGCCCGGCAACGTCGTGTCCCCGGAGGGCTGCAAGGGCAAGGTGACCGGCTTCGGGCGGGACGGCTACAACGGCCCGCTGAAGGAGGTCATGTCGCGCATCGAGCGGCCGGATCCGTGGGTGGCGCGCATGGAGGCGGTGCGCACGGCGAGCGAGGCGCGCCGGGTGCTGAACAAGGCGCGGGCGGAGGGCCTGGAGCCCCAGCGGCTGCTCGCTCTGGAGCGGGTCGGCCGGGAGGCGCTGGCCGCGGTCAAGGCGCAGGCAGTGAAGGCCGCGCAGGAGCGGGTGCGTTCGGTGCACGACGATCGGACCGACGGAGACCGGCAGGACGACCTCGAGTACGGACGCGGTATCGCGGGCTCGCACGAGCTGGCGGAGGGCGACCGATGACGACGCTTCGGGAACCGCTGCTGCACACCGGGATCACTGACGCGCTCTGGGACGGGCACCCGCTCGCCTGGACGTCGGTCTACTGCGGCGCCGCGGACTGCGCCGAGATGCTGCACGCGAGCAACAACGAGAACATGCGCGGCTGGGTCGAGACCGGGCGCGGGAACTTCTGCCTGCCCTGCTTCGCGCGGATCGAGGCGTCCGCGGACGACATCGAGACCTACGCTCTCGGGCACGACGCCCGTCGGGCGGAGGTGCTACGCGAGGCGGCCGACGTGCTCGAACCGCAGGCGCTGGACCAGGGCACGGGGCTTTGGGTCGTCGAGGAACTGCGGGCCATGGCGGAGCGAACGGAGGGCGGCCGATGACCCTTGAGATACCTTCCCAGGAAGGCAACACTTTCGCTCGCAACGGAGATCACAAAGCGATGCACACCGCATTCGCCCTGGTCAGAAGCCTGGGCCACGCCGCCTCCCAGAGCGTCAAGGCGGTACGCCACGCCGTCGCCGTCGAGCGCTACGTCCTCGAGGCCGCCCGCGCCGGCCACTGCCGGGCAACCGCGCTGCGCTACCTGGAGGACGAACTGCTCGACCGCGCGAGCCGCGGGCTGTGCGACGACGTCCGCTGCGCGGCCGACCGCGCGGTGCTGCGCATGGCCGAAGCCGACCGGTTCGGCGCCGACTCGATCCCGGGCCAGCGGACCGTGATCGGAGAGCTCGCCGGCCGGGACTGGTTCCAGTCCCCCACGCCGACCCCGGTACTCTGCCTGGGGTGCGGCAACCCGATCCCGACCGGGCAGAACTGCTGGACGTGCGCCGCCGCGCAGCGACGCTGCCCGGAGTGCTGGGAACTGCTCGCCGACGATCTGGCGTGCCGGCACTGCGTACCGCAGCAGAACGGCCAGTGGCCGCCGCCCGGCTTCCAGCTCTGCCACGGCTGCCGGGGAGCCGTCCGCATGGGCCAGTTCTGCCCGGTCTGTACGCAGGAAGATCAGGTGGTGGTCGAGGAGCCGCAGCACGCCGCCGCGCTCGCCGACGCGTGGGTGCTCGACACCTTCGGCGCCGACACGCTCGAGGCGCTGCCCAACCTGTGCCAGCACCCGAACGAGAACCGCTGGGAGCTGGCGGACGGTACGCTCGCCGTGCACTGCTCCGACTGCGGCGCCTCCATGGTCGGCGCGGAGCCCGGCGCGTACCCGTTCCTGTCCCCGTCGTGGGTGTTCGCCGACGGGACGGTGGTCGAGGATGTCTGAGCGTCTGTTCCGCGTCCCCATCTGGCCGGGCGTCCAGCTCACCTTCGGCGGCGAGCCGAACCCGGCGGCTGTCCGCGTCGAGTTCCGGCCGCCGTACGACAAGCAGGAGCACCGCACCGTGCGGTTGGTGTCGAAGCGCGGGTGGATGCTGCTCCTGGTCCGTTACGACTGGCGGAAGGTGGGCTGACCATGTCTGAGCAGCAACCGCACGACCCGGACCTGGCCGAAGCGCTGGAGTATTTGAGCGGCGCACTTGCCCGGCACCCCCGCGACTGGAGCACGGATCACCGCGACGCGTGGCTGTACGGCGTCCTGAACGGCTGGGCCTGCGAGAAGAACCACGAACACGACGGGATCGACTGCTCCACGGACGCGCTGGACGAGGTCGCCGCGCAGCATCGTTGGTCGGACAAGGATCTCGAGACCTTCAAGCGGCACCGCGCCGCGATCCGTCGAGCCAAGGGCGAGAGGGTCACCGCCGACTGACCGCGTCAACCCGACGAACCGCCAGACTCCTGTGACTCGGGGAGCCTGGCGGTTCGTATGTTGCGGTCCATGTCAGGATTCCGTGCCGAAACGGTCCCAGCCGTGTAGCGTCCCGGACCCATCGGGGGTCAACCGACGAAGGACGGACCACATGGGACGACTGCGCACGGCCGCCAAGCACCGCAAGCCGGCGGACACCACGCTCCATCGGCGCCTCGCCGCGGCCGGGGTCTTCGGCACTGCCGCATCCGTCCTCAGCGCCGTGCCCGCGCACGCCGCCAGCTCCAGCACCTGGGACCGCGTCGCCGACTGCGAGTCGAGCGGCGACTGGTCCGCGGACACCGGGAACGGCTTCTACGGCGGCTTGCAGTTCACAGCCTCCACCTGGGACGGCTACGGCGGCCGGCAGTACGCGCCGCGCGCCGACGAGGCGACCCGCGTCCAGCAGATAGCGGTCGCCGAGCGCGTGCTGAGTGAACAGGGCCCCGGCGCATGGCCGGTGTGCGGACCGAAGGCGGGACTGTCCAAGGGCGGCCCCGCCTTCACCGTTCCCAGGCCCGCCCGCGCCCCGCAGCGCCACACGTACCGCGTCACCAACACCGAGACCCGCGGCCTCGAGGCGGTCGCCTACGCGCTCGCGCAGGTCGGCAAGGCGTACGTGTACGGCGGCGACGGCCCCAACGTCTTCGACTGCTCCGGGCTGGTCCAGGCCGCCTGGCGCCGGGCGGGCGTCGACATTCCGCGCACCAGCCAGGCGCAGCTCGACTCCCTGCCGCACGTCAGCCTGGACGCGCTGCGCCCCGGTGACATCGTCGGCTACTTCGGAGGCTCGCACGTCGCGGTCTACATCGGCGGCGGCCAGGTCGTCGGCGCGGAGAACCCGAGCACGGGCATCCGCGTGATGCCGCTCAACTGGGGCCGCCAGCGCGCCCAGGAGGCCGTGCGTCCGCTCGGCGCGGGCACGGTGGTGCACAGCGTCCCGAGCACGCCCACGAAGGCGCAGGGCGCGCCGCAGAGCCAGCTCCCGCACGGCGTGAACCGCACCCGGCCGAAGATCCCACCCACGGTGCCGTTCGGCAGCACGTACACCGTCAAGCCCGGCGACTGCCTGTCGAAGATCGCCGCAGCCGAGGGCCTGAGTTCCTGGCAGGTGCTCTACGCCATGAACGAGCAGACCGTGGGCGACAACCCGGACCTGATCTTCCCAGGCCAGGTGCTCGACCTGTAGCAGCGCAGCGCAAAGCCCCGGCGCGCCACGAAGGCGGCCGGGGCTCTGTCGCGTCGTCAGGCTTGGCCGGGGTCCGTGATCTTCACACCGTCGCGGGTACGGGACAGGACCCGGTCATAGGCGCACTTCGGGTCGTCCCAGCCGCCGCCCCCACCGTCGCACGTCAGTGTCTTGGCGTTGGCGCGCTTCACCCGGTAGCGGTCGGTAAGGCCCATGTCACGGCGGAAGGTGCGCACCTCGACCACGTCGCCGGCCTGGAAGTCGGAGCGCTGCCACTCGCGGGACCGGGCCGCCTCGACGCCGTCCAGCTCGGCGACGTCCTTCAGCTTGTTCGCTTTCGCCTGCGCTAGGTCGGCTTCCTTGCGCGCCTCGATCGCGCGCCGGGTGGCGTTGTCCGCGCGGTCCCGGTCCCGCACCGCACTGCGGTAGGAGTGGTGGCCTACGAGCAGCGGCTGACCACCAGCGAATCGGCCGTACATGCCGCTCGCGTGCTCGCTCATGCTGTCCGCCTTGGCGGCGAGTTCGTCGGCGCGCTTCTGGGCCAGTTCGGCGGCGCGGTCGGAAGGTGTGGTCATCGTGTTCTCCCTGTGGTCGTTGGTCGTGGGTGTCGTGGCGGGAGTCAGGCGGAGACGCCGAAGAACGCGTGCGGCAGTTCGTCGGACCAGATCCACTTGTCGAAGGCGTCCGCGTCGCGCTTCTCGAGTTCGTCCATGAGCCAGCCGCGGACCTTCGGCGTCGCCGGGTCGGTGATCGGCAGCGTCTCCGTCAGCGCGAAGTCGGTGCAGAGCTGCGCGGTCGTGCGGGCGGCGATCATGGCGCGGGCCTGGGCTTCGAGGGCGGCGGACTTCGCGGTGGCGGTCATCTCGGTCTCCTGCGGGTCGTTGGTCCGTCTTGCTGTGTCTCTATTCTAGGGCACTCATACTCACTGTGTCAAAGGGTGAGTAGACTTGAATTGCAGGCTGGCGCTACCGGCAAGGGTGCCCCGGATCCGGGCCTAACCTGCCGCTGTCCGACGCCCGATCAGGGAGGCAGCGTGTCAGTGAACACTGCGGTCTCGATCGCCGTCGGGCTGTCCGTCCTGGTCGGGGCGCTGCTGAAGATCGGCCGATGGCTCGGCCGGCTCGAGGCGCACCTGGCAAGCCAGGACCGAGAGATGGCCGTGCTGCGCCGCCAGATGTCCGGCGTCCACGCGGCCGTTGTCCCCGAAGAGGAGCCCGAGGGATGACCTTCGCCGACCTGACGTTCCTGGACCAGTACCGGGCCACGCCGCTGCCGGACGGGTACCCGGCCAACATTCGCACGCTGTATTCGCCCGTCGACCAGGTCCACGGCGCGGAGATGGCGCTGATCTCCTCCGCCGCCGCGTCGCTCGACATCGCCATGTACGGCTTCGACGATCAAGAAATCGCGGACGCGATCCACGCAGCGCTCCAGAACCCCACCATCGCCGTGCGCCTGACGCTCGACAGCTCCCAGGCCGGCGGCGTCCACGAACGCCGCATCCTCGCCGCCGAGCAGTACCCGAACTCCGTGATCGCGATCGGGCGCAGCGAGCACGGAGCTATCATGCACATGAAGGAATACGTCGTGGACGGAGTGATCCGCGTCAGCGGGTCCACCAACCAGTCGACCAGCGGAGAAAGCCTCCAGGACAACGAACTGACCGTCGTGCATGACCCGGTCATCGCGGCGGAGGCGACCCGCCGGATCGGCGAGATCCACGCGTGGATGCTGGCCCACCCGCACAACCCGGCGGCGTGACATGATCTGCAAGCCGTGCGCTCAGGGTGCCGACTCCACGATGGAGATGGAGCGCAGCCTGGGGCACTACATGTGCGAGGGCGACTGCCCGTGTCAGCACCGCGGGACGGTGCACTCGCGCAACCCATCGGTCCGACCAGGCTTTTTCCCGGGTCCGGGAAGAACTACGGCTTCCCCGTCGGGCCCAACCCTGGTGCCGCGCCGCGGAAGTCGGCGCAGCTGAGAGCCGTGTACCCCTGCCGGATCACTACGTAGGCGTGGTCGAACTGCGCCTTGTCGGGCGCCGCGGCGCGGGCCTTCGGGGTGTCGTTGGCCAGGAACAGCGTGTACAGCGGGCAGAGCACCTGCTGGCGCTGTACGGTCTGGGCCAGGTTCAGGCGCTGGGTGAGCGTGTTCACCTGCGCCTGGCTGTCGTTCAGCGCGGTGAAGCCGAAGGCGAGCAGGATCGACAAGGCGATGTCGAAGGTGACGCTGACGGCAAGCCAGAAGATCATTCGCTTGTTGGTGCGGGCCCGCTGCGCCAGGCTCACGAACTGGACGCCGGACTCGTTGGCGAGCTCGGTCACCTCGGTCAGCAGTTTCGGCAGCATGTCGGCTATCTCGCCCAGGCGGTCAGCCGGGGTCTTCTCCTCGGGCGTGGTCATCGCGGCCGTCTCCAGTGGAGTCGTGATCACGGAGTGTCTGCTCCAGAGCGTCGCACAGCTCTCGGAGCTCACCGACCGTTCGGGTCAGCAGCCGCCGCAGGCGCTCCGACTCCTCCACCAGATGTTCAACTGAGCCGTGATCCGCCACGGGGAATCAGCTCCTGCGCACGGCCGCCAGAGCGTCGGAGACAGCGCGGTTGGCGTCGGCCATGGCCTGCGATGCCCGGTTGATCGTGGCGACGTAGTCGGTCCGGATCGTTTCATTCAGCCTACGGAGCTCGTCTTCGGCACGATCCGCCCGCGTGCGTTCCCGGCCCAAAGTCTCCATAAGTCGACGAATCTCCTCCGCTTGGGCTTCCTTCATCTGCGAGTACAGCACCCGCGCCACCAGGATGCCGAGCAGCGCCATGATGCCGACCGCGCCGAACTGGACCAGGGCGGTTGTAGCGGAGTCCATCGGCCGTCTCTTTCCGGGCGGTAGGTATGCGGGCTGCACTTAGGATGCGTCAGGAATCAGCACTGACCGGAAGGTGCGCCATGGAGCCGATCGTCCACCGCTACGAGCCAGCTGACCCGCGGCTGGGCCGGCACGTCAACCATGATCCCCGATCTCTGGCATATGCGCACGGAGTCCTGCCGCGCTCCGCGGTGCAGTCGGTCGAATGGGCGCGCCGCGTGCCGATCTTCGACCAGGGCCAACTCGGGTCATGTACAGGTAACGCCGGGACCGGAATCCTCGGTACCGACTGCGCGGCCAATCCCGGTACCACTTCGGTCACGATCAGCCCCGCCGCGGCCGCCGCCAGCCACGGCCACTTCGCCGCCGGGACCCACACGCTGGACGAGGCGTTCGCCGTAGCGCTCTACTCGCTGGCCACCGACATCGACCCCTACCCCGGCGAGTACCCGCCCACCGACACCGGCTCCGACGGCCTGTCCGTCGCCAAGGCCCTCCAGACGCTCGGCCTGGTCGCCAGCTACACGCACGCCTTCTCCATCGACGCCCTGAACAGCGCGCTTCAGGCCGGGCCCGTCATGATCGGAATCGAGTGGCTGAACTCCATGTTCACCCCCGACAGCTCCGGGCGCATCCCCGTCGACCCGAACTCCGGAGTGGCCGGCGGCCACGAACTCGAGGTCGTCGGCGTCGACATGACCGCCGGGCTCTACAAGCTGGCGAACTCCTGGGGCACCGGCTGGGGCGAGAGCGGCTACTGCCTCCTGGCCGCCGCCGACATGGCCTACCTGCTGTCCCAGCAGGGCGACGTCACCGTCCCGGCCGTGGCCGCACCCGCGCCGAAGCCCAAGCCGGTCATCGGGGCGCAGGGGCTCTGGGACGATCTGAAGGCCGCTGCGGCGGCGCAGGGCATCACGGTCTGACCGCAGACACGACGAAGCCCCGGGGAGCGGTGACCCCGGGGCTTCGCTGTCGCACGTGTCTCGGAGTCCAGGCTACTTGATCCCGCCGATCGCCGCGCCCAGCTTGGCGAGCTCCGCCTGGATCCCCGCCTCGACCTCCGCCACCGTGGCGTTCCCGGCCGAGAGGATGCCCTGTACGGCGGTGAGCACCTGGCCCGCCGTCCCCTTGATCTGGTCCAGCTCCGCCTTCGCGGCGGCTTCCGACGCGGCGAGCGCCGCGATCTGGCTGTCCGCCGTCTTCGCTCCGTTCAGTACCTCCGCCACGGTCGGGATGTAGGGCTTCCCGTCCGGGCCGGGCACGGCCGCGAAGCCGGGCATGCGGTGGTTCAGGATCGTGTCCACGTCAGCGGGTGTGAGCGGCATGTCGACCTCCGGTCGCGGGTACTGCCCCCAGTCCGGGGCCAGCACCTGGTTGATGTCTGCATTCCCGGACAGCGCCGTCCGGCCGTCCTGGTAGAGCACCGCGTGCGAGGACACCTGGCCGTTGCTCCAGGCCAGCGTCTGCCACAAGTGCCGGTAGCCGTCGGCGTACGCCCCTTCGATGACGTGGAAGCCGCCGTAGGGCCCGGTCAGCGGGATGCCCTGCGAGTCGCTGCCCACCACGTCGTGGAAGCCCCGGAAGTAGTCGGCCACCGACGGCCAGTCCGTGTCGGTGTCCACGGCGGCGTAGATGGGTTCGTCGTCCGGCAGGCCGTCCGCCTGACGCTGCGCCAGCGCCAGGCCGGCGTCGTCGACCCCGGCCTGATACCCCTGGGTGGCCCGCCCGGCCGTGGTCTCCCAGATCATCGCCGTTCCGATGCCGGCCGCGTGGTACGCGGCGACCTCCGCCGCGGTGAGGTTCTTCGTCGGGTCCGTGCTGGCGTACCGGATGACCCCGACCACGTTCCCGACCGCCAGGATCTCCGCGACCGTCGGCCGCTCCCAGGCGATGTCCAGCACGATCGGGCGCGCGGCGGCGGTCTCCAGCAGCGCCGCGTGTTCCCGCGGGACCGAGTCGGCAGCGGCGTCCATAGGTGACCTCCCGATTTAGTCTGTCCGTCAGGAATGTAACCGCCGCGCAGCAAGGTCCCCGCCGCTTGGGAGATGACGCATGGCCGCCCGCTACCTGGAGACCCGACCGGTCCCGCTCACCGACCTGATGCCGTTCCCCGGAAACGCACGCCGCGGCGACGTGGAGCGCATCCGCGAGTCCGTGCGCGCGAACGGCCAGTACCGCTCTCTGGTGGTCCGGCGCGGCCCGACCGGCCTGCTCACCGTGTTGGCCGGCAACCACACCCTGGAAGCGCTTAAGGCGGAGGGCGCCGACACCGCGCGCTGCGAGATCGTCGAATGCGACGAGGACACCGCGCTGCGGATCAACCTGGTCGACAACCGCGCTGCGGAGCTCGGGGCCTACGACGACGAAGCCCTGGACGCGCTGCTGCGCCAGCTCGATGACCCACTGGGGTCCGGCTGGACCGACACCGAGATAGCCGTGCTGCTCGCCGACGATTCCGCCACCGGACCGCTGCCCGGAGACCGGCTGCCCGAGCCCGGCGACGCACCCGTGGACGAACGCCCCGAGGTCTGGGGCGTCATCGTCGTATGCCCCGACGAAGTCAGCCAGGCCATGCTCCTGGACCGTCTCGCGGGCGAGGGCCTGGAAGTGCGGGCGATGGTCGGATGAAGGCGCACATCGAGGTCAGCGCACCGGTCCAGCGCACCGCCCGCGTGCTCCAGATGGCCGGCATGTTCGACGTCCCGCTGGAGGAGAAGGCGACGAACGCCTGGGACGTCGAGCTGCCGATCGAAGACCAACCGTGGCACGTCGGGCTCATCGTCGGCCCGTCCGGCGCGGGCAAGACCCGCATCGCGGAGCACCTGTGGGGCGAGCACATCGTCCGCGACCAGCACTGGGCGCCCGACGCCGCGCTGCTCGACGGCTTCCCGGCCGCCATGGGCATCAAGGACGTGGTGGGGCTGCTCACCGCCGTGGGCCTCGGATCGCCGCCCGCGTGGCTGCGCCCGTACCGCACGCTGTCCAACGGAGAGGCGTTCCGCGCCTCCATGGCCCGCGCGCTCGCTGACACGGACGACCTGGTCGTGGTGGACGAATTCACGTCCGTGATCGACCGGCAGGTGGCCAAGGTCGCCTCGCACGCGGTGCAGAAGGTGGTACGTCGCGCCGGACGCCAACTGGTCGCGGTGACCTGCCACTACGACGTCGTCGACTGGCTCCAGCCCGACTGGATCTACGACGTGGCCGCAGGCTCCTTCGCGTGGAGGTCGGTTCAACCCCACCCCGCGCTCGAGCTCTGCGTCCGCCCCGCCGACCGGAGCGTCTGGCCCGTGTTCCGCCGTCATCACTATCTGAGCGCGGAGCTAAACAAGGCCGCCCGCTGCTTCGTCGGCTACATCGAGGGACATCCGGTTGCGTTCGCGTCCTACCTGCACTTTCCGCACTGGGGGACGCGCAACATCAAGATAGCTCACCGGATCGTCGTCCTGCCCGACTATCAGGGGCTCGGCCTGAGCGCCCGGCTGAACGACTGGGTCGGGCAGATGCTCTACGAGCAGGGGTTCCGCTACCACCTGACCACCGCTCACCCGGCGATGATCGCGGCGTCCCGGCGCTCGCCGCGCTGGCGTGAGCTCGCAACTAATGGGCTGCACAGGAACTCGACGGGGGTCCAGTTTCAGTTGGACCCGCGCCGTCTCAACACCCGGGGCTTCGAGTACGTGCCGCCCGCGAGGGAGGGCTGATGGACAGTCGGAACCCCGAAGCGGGCAGGCAGGCGCAGATCCTGGCGCGCCGGGCCAAGGCCGTGGCGTTGAAGGCGCGCGGCGCCACCATGGAGCAGATCGCCGAAGCGCTCGGAGTCAACAAGGGCACGGTGTCCCGCGACATCAAAGCCGCGATCGAAGCCAGCCGCGTGGAGATCGACGAGAACCTGATCGCGCTGCGCCGCATGCAGGACATCCGCTTCGACGAGATGCGGCGCAAGATCCACGCTGTGCTCGGTGCGGAGCACCTGGTGGTGCAGCACGGGCACGTGGTGGACGGCCCGGACGGGCGCCCGCTGCGCGACCCGATGCCCGTGCTCCAGGCCATCGACCGGCTGCTGAAGCTGGAGCAGGCGTTCAACGTGCTGCACGGGCTCAACGCCGACGAACGCATGACCATCGCCTTCGAGAACCGCTCGGAGGTCGAGTCCGCGCACACCGTCGAGGCGATCCTGGCCGCCTTCGCCGCGATCGAGCTCCCGGCCGACGTACGCCAGCGCGCGCTCGAGGCTGCCCAGACCCGGCTCGCGGAGCTGTCCACTCCGGTTATCGACGCCGAAGTGATCGCGGAGACGGAGGGCTGACGGTGGCCCGCAAACGGCGCCGCTCCCGCCGCTCGCACCGGCACCTGAGCGAGGCGGCCCGAAAGAAGATCAGCGCCTCGCTGCGCGGTAAGCACCATCACCACCGCGGGCACAAGGAATCGGCGGCCACCCGCGAGAAGATCCGGCGCGCCCTGAAGGGCAAGCACCACCACCACAAGGGCCACCACCTCTCCGCGGCCACCCGGGAGAAGATCAGCCGGAAGCTGAAGGGCAAGCACCACCCGCACCGCAAGCGGCACCACCACAAGGGCCACCACCTCTCCGCGGCCGCCCGGGCGAAGATCAGCAAGGCGCTGCGGGGCAAGCACCACAAGCGCAGGCGTCCCTCCAAGCGTGCCCACCACAAGCGGTCGATTCACCGGCACACCGTTCACCGCCTGCACGCGCAGCGCCGCGGCGGCCGCTCCCGGGTGAACGCCGCCCGGAGCCCGCACCACGGCACGCCCCGCCGGGCCGCCGGCTCCCGGCGCAGCCCGAAGCTGCACTTCATCCGGCGGCACAAGTCCGGATACGGCAAGACCCGGCGCGTGATGCACATCCGCAAGTTCGGCGAGTACAACAAGACGCGCCGTCATCTGCACCGCCACAACCGGGCGATGTACGGAAGGACGAAGCGGCTTGGCATCGCGTCCCAGACACTGCGGAGGTTCTGATGGCCAGCGCCAGCGAGGACCCGCGCGAGAGCGCCCGCAAGGCCGCGGCTCTGCTGTCCATGCGCATCGCCGAGCTGTCCACGCCCGGGTGGAAGCCGCAGCCGCACCAGGTGCCGCCCTCGGGCGACTGGACGGGTTGGCTGCTGCTGGCCGGCCGCGGCGCCGGGAAGACGGACGCCTGCGCGCACTGGATCGCCGAGCACGTGAAAGGCCCTGCGTGCATACCTGGTCCGGTCCCGCACTGGATCGGCATCATCGCGCCGACGCTCGGCGACGCCGCGACGTCCTGCTACGCCGGTCCCTCCGGGATCCGCGCGCACTCGCCGTCGGCCCGGATGGTGCAGCGCCCCGGCGGCCTGTCGATCCTGTGGCCGAACGGCTCCGAGGCGAAGCTGTTCGGCGCCAACACGCCCGAGGACGTCGAGCGGCTCCGCTCGGGCGGGAACAGATGTGCGTTTTGGTTGGAGGAGCTCGCCGCCTGGCGCTACCTGGACGACTGCTGGTCTCACATCCGGTTCGGTCTGCGCGCTGGCCCGAACCCCCGTTGGATCGCGTCGACCACGCCGAAGCCGCGCCCGCTGATCAAGCGCCTGAACGACGGCAAGGTCAAGGGCGCCGTGCTGTCGCGAGCTTCCTACCAGGACAACGCGCACCTGCCCGAGCACATCAAGCAAGCTCTGGAGGAGGAGTACGCCGGGACGCAGCTCGGGCGTCAGGAGCTGTACGCGGAGGTCATCGAGCAGGACGAGAACGCCCTGTGGACCCGCGACTGCATCGACGCCAACCGCTGGGACCCCGACGACCTGCCCAAGTTCCAGCGCGTCACCGTCGGCGTGGACCCGTCCGGCGGCGCGGGCGAGCAGGGCATCGTCGTGTCCGCGAAGGCCACCCTGCCGGGCCTGGACGGGCGGCCGATGCCGCACGGCTTCGTGCTCGCCGATTACTCGGTGCACCTGAACCCGATCGGCTGGGGCCGGCGCGCCGTCCAGGCCGCGATCGACTTCGAGGCCGACGACATCGCCGTGGAGCGCAACTTCGGCGGGGACATGGCGATTGCCACCGTGCGCAGCGCCGCGGACTACATGGGCGTCAACATCCCCATCCGCGAGGTGCAGGCCACGCGCGGCAAGCGGGTGCGCGCCGAGCCGCTGTCCGCGCTGATGGAGCAGGGCCGCTACCACCACGCCGGAGTTTTCCCCGCCCTCGAGCAGCAGATGTGCACCTGGTACCCGGAACTGGGCTGGTCGCCGGACAGACTCGACGCGATGGTGTGGGGCGGCTGGCACAACAAGGTCGTGAAGACCGCGCAGTCGTCCGGCCGCGGCTTCGGCAACTCCGCCGCCTTGGACCGTGCCATTGGGTAATCACGGTCGCCGTCCGTAGCGGCCGTGGATCCGGGGCGCGGAAAACCCGGCGGTTCGTCAGACTCCGGGCGCGGCCGGGTGCGCAGCAGCCCCTATTTACTTCGACCGGCGCACGAAACTCAGGGAATGCCCCGCACCGAGCGCCCCGTGCGCAGTCTGATATTCGCCCTGCTCGCCGTCCTCGCCGTGCTCCTGAGCGGCGGCGCCCCCACGTCGGCCGCGACCAGCCCGCCGGCCGCCTTCGAGCTCCCGGCGGGGCTCGACCTGCACGACGGCGCCGTGTACGACTTCGGAGGCACCTACTACGCCTACGGCACGTCCTATTCCTGCGGCTATCAGTGGTACGTCAGCAACACTCCCTGGTGTGGCTTCAAGGTGTCGACGGCGCCGTCCCTGTCCGGGCCGTGGTCAACTCCGCAACTCCTGTTCGACCCGAACAGCGTCGACCCATGGACCGGCCAGACCTGGCAGGTCGAGTGCGGAAGCACAGGCCAGGGCTGCTTCAACCCGCGGATGATCCAGCGCACCGGCTGGGGCTCGAACGACGGCGTCATGATCCTCTGGTTCAACAGCCCTCTGGACTGGTCGACCAACCACGCCAACGCCTACAACGCGATGGGCTGCACCGGCCCCGCCGGACCGTGCGGGCCCGGCGCGCCCGGACACGGCTCCTACAGCAAGCCGTCGCTGAACTTCTGCACCGGGAACGGCGACTTCGGCGTGGTCACGCCGCCGAGCGGCTTCCCGGCGCTGATCTGCACCGCCCCGGGCGACGGCAGTTTGTCGATGGAGCAGCTGAACTGGTGGGGCAACGGCGGATCCACGACCGGCGAGAACAACGTGGCCGGGCTCTCCTCGATTGAGGGTCCTGGCGGCTACTACGACTCCGCGTCCGGCAAGTACGTGATCACGTACAGCAGCCCGGGGTGCGGCTACTGCGCCGGATCCGCGACCGGCTACGCCACCAGCACGTCGCTGCTCGGCACCTACACCGCCCCGTCGAATGTGGCCGCCGCGTCGCCGCCCGCCAACGCCCGCGCCCTGATCTCCGCCAACAGCTGCGGCGGCCAGCCCCGCACCGTGTCCGTCGTGGACGGCCAGCCCTGGCAGGGCATCGACCTCTGGCTGGGCACCCGCAACGAAACCAACGCGAACGTGCTCTACGAGCCACTGACCTTCACCAACCCCAGCAACACAGCGGGCGACGGCCAGCCCTGGCAGCCCTTCACGCCCTGGACCTGCTAGCGGCGGCCGCGCCCCGGCGCCGGACCCATACTCCGATCAGCCCAGTCCCCGCGAGACAAGGACCCACCGTGAAGAACTCCCTGGCCAGCGAGCCGGTCCTGGTCACTTCCGTGATCAGCGCCGCCCTGTCGCTGATCGTCACGCTCAACGTCGGCCTGACCAGCGACCAGGCCGGCGCCATCACCGCCGCCATCACCGCGGTCTTCGCGGCCATCGCCGCCGCCGTCACGCGCCCGGTCGTCCCGACCGCCTTCACCGGCCTGGTCACCGTCGTCGCCGACCTGCTCGCCACCTTCCATTTCCACGTCGATCCGTCCGTGGTCGGCTCCGTCAACGGCCTGGTCCTGGCGCTCCTGATGCTGATCACCCGCGGCCACGTGAGCCCCGTCGCGCGCCCGCTGGCGGCGCCCACGTCGACCGTCGCCCAGCTCCCGACACCGTGATGCGCAGCTTCCGCTCCCGTCGCGACGCCGCAGCGGCGGGAGCGGAAGCCCTGCTGCGGCGCGTCCCGGCGCTCCCCGCCGACTGGCACTGGCAGGAACCGATGCAGACCAACGAACACGACCACCCGGCTACGCCCGACGCGGAAGCGCAGGCCCTCGCTGCGGCCGCCACCTTGACCCGGAACGTAGACGTCCCGGTGGGGCACCGGCTGGTGAACCGCGCTCAGGAGTGCCCGCGCTGGCACGCCGAAGAGGTCCACGACCAGCACACCTGGCACGACACCGAGCACGGCCCGGTCGCCTGCCCCGGACTGCGCGCAGCACCCGATCAGGAACGCCGAGTGGGGATCGTCGGCACCGCCGGCTCCGCGCATCCGACGCTGATCCTTTCGACCTGCGAGCGCTGGGCGCTGCGCGACCCGCACGTCTCGCACACCTTCACTCCGCCGCACGAGATGACCGAGATGCTGTGCCCCGGCGTCCGGAGGGAGTCCGAATGCCCGTCTGGCTGACGCTGGCCCTGCTGGTCCTCGCTGTCTACCGGCTGACCCGCCTGGCGGTGCGCGACACCTTCCCGCCCGTGCTCTGGCTGCGCGATCGCATCGCGGGCGGCTGGCGGCCGCTCACGCCCGGCGAGCTCGCCGCCCCCATGTCCGTGCCCTGGCGCAGCCAGCAGCAGGAGATCGACGGCGTGATGTCCCGCTACGTCGTGCGCTGGAAGCACTCCCCGCAGTGGCTCGCCGACCTCGCGTCCTGCGTCTGGTGCGCATCCGGCTGGATCACCGGAGCCGTGACCGCCGCCACCGCGCTGACCACTTCGCTGCCGAACCCGTGGCTGGTCGGACCCGCCGTCTGGGGCGGCGCCGTCTGGCTGCTCGACCGCGACAAGGCGGGCCACCGATGACCGACCAGCCAACTGCCGAACCGCAGCCCGGCGACATCTTCGTCACCACCATCCACGGCGACGTCGGCTGGGCCATCGGCACCGCCGAGCGCCTGATGGAGCGAATCCAGCGCTGGAAGCAGCAGGTGGACACCGTCTGGCGGCACGCCGGGGTCTACGTCGGAGACGGCAAGATCGTGGAAGCCCGGCCGGGCGGCGCCGACCTCGCAGACCTGTCCCGCTACGACGGGCAGCCGATCCTCTGGCTGCACTGCCCGGACGCCAACCGCCGCGCGGTCGCCACCGCGGCGCGCTCCTACATCGGCACCCCCTACAGCTACGCCGATTACCTGGAGATCAGCGCCCACACTCTGCACGTCCCCGCGCCGGGCCTGCGGCAACTGATCCAGAGCGACCGGCACATGATCTGCTCCCAGCTCGCCACGGCCGCCGCCGACAAGGGCGGCTGGCACGTCTTCGACGACGGGCGCTGGCCGGGGTTCGCGACCCCGGTGGACCTCGCCCGCGTCGCATCCGCGTGGCCGTGAAGCGGCCGAAGCCGAAGCCGCCTCGCTTCTACTGCCCCGGCTGCGGCGAGGTCCGCGAGCTCGACCGCCGCCGGGACGCCTGGATCGCCCCGCACCTGACCGGTTCGGGGTTCAGCCCACACGACATGGGCCGTCGGCAGTGCCCCGGCGGCCATCCCGACCCCGACAAGGACCGGTTCCAATGACCACCACACCGCAGGCCCCGACCGCCGTCGCCCCGCCGCAGCAGGCCCAGTTGTTCGACACCGCTCACCCGTTCATCACCGAGGTGCCCGCGCAGCTGACTACGGAACTGGTCGACGGGCCGCACGGCCAGCGCATCGGCCTGACCATCCGGATCCCCAACACCACAGTGACGGTGCTGCTGGTCAAGGACGACGCGGAGAAGTGGTGCGACCAGCTCCGCGAGACGATCGGCCGCGCCAACGGCCTGATCCTGCCGCCGAGAGGCTGACGACCCGTGCACTGGCTGGCGCACTTTCTCGGGCTCGACAACCTGTCCGGGCCCTTCTACGGCTGGTGGAGCGGAGCAGGTTCCGACCTGGGCGAGGTGACCCTGGTCGGAGCCATGCTGATGATGGTCCGTCGGCACAACTGCCACGTCCACGGATGCTGGCGCGTCGGCCGCCATCCGGTCGCCGGGACCACGTATGTGGTCTGCCGAAGGCACCACCCCGACGGCGCGCCGACCGTGCAGGACGTGACCGACGCGCACGCCGCCGCGCGGTCGGACGCTCAGGTGTAGACGTGCGCGGTCCCGCAGGCGATGGCCGGCCGCTCCCGGCCGTCGTCCGGGCAGACGAACGAACCCCGCCCGCAGTCGCTCACCCACTCCCGCGCCCGCCCCACGTGGCCCGCGCAGACGTGGATCGCCGCATCGAGACTGCCGTGGAACAGGCCATCCTTCGGGCTGTACGCCTCGACCCGAACCGCGCCGGGCTCCGGGCAGGACCACGCAAGTTCGGCGTTCACGCGACGCCCGCCGTCCGCGGGCGCCCCTTGGCGCGGAAGCAGATGAAGCAGGCGGCCAGCTTCCCCACCAGATTCATACGGCCCGCGACCGGTGCGTCCCCGCCCGTGTAGTCCCCGCAGAAGACGCACGACCAGCCGTTGCGCTGGCTCTCGGTCAGCCCGCTGGGGTTCGGGATCAGTTCCGGGTTAAGCTCAAGGTCCCGCAGCGGGAGCCCCGCGGGCCGGCGGTTGGGTGTGGTCATGGTCGGTTGCTCCTCAGCTCTCCAGGTACCCGTACACGGTGGAACGCTTCACGCCGAACATGTCGCCGATCTGCTGCACGGTCAGCTCGCCCGCGTCGTACAGCTCCTGTGCGATCTTCGCCTGCGCGGTTGTCATCTTCTGGGGCCGTCCGCCGACCCGGCCGCGGGCCCGTGCGGCGGCGAGGCCGTCCATGGTGTTCGCGTGGATGAGCTCGCGCTGGTACTCCGCGAGCGCGGAGAGCATGTGGAACATCATCCGGCCCTCTGCGGTCCGGGTGTCGATGCCCTGCTCGAGGATGTGCATGTCGACGCCGCGGCTCCGCAGGTCGTCCCCGAGGTTGACCAGGTGGAGCACCGAGCGGCCGATCCGGTCCAGCCGGGTCGCGGTCAGCGTGTCGCCCTTGCGCAGCATCCGCAGCGCGGTGTCGAACTCGGGCCGCGACGCCTTCGCGCCCGACGCGTAGTCCACGAAGACGTTCCGGCGCTCGCAGCCGGCGCGCAGCAGCGCGTCAATCTGATGATCAGGGTTCTGGTCCGCGGTCGAGACCCGCGCGTATCCGATCAGCATGCCCGCAGCGTATCGGAACTGTCGGTAATTGGGGTTACCCAACGTAGATATTCGACACGTATTGCTGACGCTCGATGCGGCTGGATGACCCGTCAGCGGCCGTGTGTCGACAGACGGTCGTTATCTGACAGGTGCCAGGCGATACTCAGGGTGGTTCAGGACGGTCGGAGCCACCCGGGCCGCCAAGTCAGCGGGAACGGCTCCGACGCACAGGAAGCGACGAAGGGCCCCGCCCGGTGTACCGACCGGCGGGGCCCTTCGAACCCCGCGTGGGCGGGGAGCAGATCCCATCCGCGAGCTGAGTGGGCAGCACGTCTGGGTCATCCCCGCACGGGCGGGGAGTGGAACACCGCTGACGCTACCGCAGAGCACCGACAGCTAGCGGCAAGTCGACGAAATTCCCGCTGTTACCTTGGCCGCAGCCCACGCCCGGGAGGCGAGACAGTGGCCTGGTACCACTTCGGATTCAAGCGGGTGATACCCCCGCAGGAGACCGCCGCCGCGTTGACGGCCGCGGCGCAGCCCCGCGCGCTCACCGCCGCCGCCGTCCCGGCCGAAGCCCCGTTCGCCCAGTACATGCGGCACACCGATCGCTGGCAGAACGAGGCGTGGGGGTACTACGACACCTTGGGTGAGTTCAACTACGCCGTGACGTGGCTGTCCAACATGATGTCTCGGGTCCGGCTGCGCGCCGCCGAGGTCAACCTGGACACCGACGAACCCTCGCTGATGGACTCCGGGCTGCCGGCGGAGGTCATGTCGATGCTCGGGCAGGGCCCCGGCGGCAAGTCCGAGATCATGCGCCGGATCACCACCCACCTCGCCGTCCCGGGCGAGTGCTACCTGATCGGCGAGGAGCAGCCCGGCGGCCTGGAGCGGTGGATGGTCCGGGCCGTGGACGAGGTCCGCGCCATGGGCGGCAAGTGGCAGGTGACTGAGGAGTTCAACCCGCTGCTGGGCAACAAGTGGCGCGACCTGGCACCGGACGCGCTGCCGGTGCGCATCTGGCAGCCGCACGCCCGCTTCTACCACCTGGCCGACAGCCCCGCCCGGTCCGCGCTCACCATCATGCACGAGCTGGAATTGGTGAACCGTCACATCGCGGCCCAGTACCTTTCCCGGCTGGCGTCCGCCGGGGTTCTCGTCATTCCCGACGAAATCAGCTTCCCGGTGCGCGAAGAATTCGCGGACGAGGAAGACCCGTTCATGATGGAGTGGATCGAGATCGCCGCGACCGCCATCAAAAAGCCTGGTCAGGCCAGCTCCGTCGTCCCGATCCCGTTGCGAGTGCCCGCCGAGTACGTCAAGGACATTCAGCACCTGGATTTCACGCTCGCGCTCGACGACAAGATCCTGGACAAGCGCGACCAGGCCATTCGCAGGCTCGCTACGAAACTGGACATCCCATCCGACGTGATGCTCGGCCTTGCGGACACGAACCACTGGTCGGCGTGGGCGGCGGAGGAGCAGGGCCTGAAAGTGCACATCGCGCCCTATGCGGAGACGATCTGCGATTCGCTGACCCGCGGCTACCTCCAGCCCCGGCTCCAGGCGTCCGGCGCGGAGCCCGGTCAGTTCGTCGCCTGGTACGACATGTCCGAGCTGACGCTGCGCCCGGACCGGTCCCAGAACGCACTGAACGCCTACGACCGCTTCGAGCTGTCCGGGGCGGCGCTGCGCCGCGAGATCGGGTTTGACGAGGACGACGCTCCGACGGACGATGAGCTCCAGGACCAGCTCCTGAAGGCGACGATCCGCCTGCACGGCGGCAGCGCTCCGGGCGCGATCGACGTCCTGCTCGGCAAGGATCTGATGAACCCGGCCACCGTCGGCCCCGGCGCGACCGCGGGTGAGAACGTCCCCGTGGGCGAGCCCGGCGAGCCGCAGCCCGACGTCCCCGCGCCCTCGGCTCCACAGGCCGCACCGTCCAGCGGGCCCCCGGCGGCGGGCAGCGACCACCCGGCGGACAAGGCCGCAGCTGCGGCTGCCGTCGAGCACGCTGCGCGGCTCGCCGCCGTCAGGGCCATGGAGACCGCCGCGGCCGTGGAGGACCGGCGCCGCAGGCAGGCCACCACCCAGCACGCCGTCAGCTTCCGCAGCACCGACGGCCGCTGGGACCTGCGCCACCCGGGCGTCTGCGCCGACCACTCGATGTCGTGCCCATTCACGCACGCCGTGGTCAGCGACGCCCCGGTGGCCCGGCCGGGAATGCCCGGCACCTACCTGTGCCACCTGGACGCCTTCGGACGCCTGGTCATCGACGGGCCCGCGCCGTACCTGGACACCGGGGCGATGGTGTCCACGCTGCTGACGCCGTCGGTGGCGCGCCGGAACGGGCACGCGCATGTCTGACGTGGCGCGGGCTATGGACCGCATCGCCGACGACTACCGGCACGGCGGCCAGAACCGGACCGAAGTCCGGATGCACCAGCAGGGCCGCCACGTCCAGCACGCCCACGGGCGCCGCACGACGCTCGCGAACGACGCCAGCGCAGACGCCCACCAGGGCGGCATGATCGCGCTCATGCCGACACCTGCGGACGCCAAGCGCCTGGCGCTGCGCGGCGGGGAGGCCGCGGCCGAACTGCACTGCACCCTGTTCTTCCTCGGTGGAGACGTCTCCGACTGGAGCGACGCCCAGGCAGACGAACTGCGCGCAAGCCTCGCGGCCACCGCGCAGGCTCTGGGCCCGGTGCAGTCCAAGATTTTCGGCATCGCGCACTGGAACGCGGGTGGCAGTTCGCCGTCGTGGGTCTGGTCGGTCGGCGACAACCCGGAAGCCGACACCACCGACTGCGGTCTGGACCGGCTGCGCTACGAGGCGTGCGCCGCCCTGGAGGACATGCACACCCACGCCGACAGCCTGGACTCCGCAATCCAGACGCAGCACTCGCCGTGGGTCGCGCACATCTGCGCCGCCTACACCGACGACCTGACGCTGGCCAAGGAGCTGGAGAAGCGCAACGGCCCGGTCACCTTCGACCGCATCCGGCTCTCGCTCGGCGACCAGGACTGGGACTTCCCGCTCGAAGGCGGTCCCGTCACCGCCGCCGCGTCCCGCGCGCACCTGGGCGAGTTCCGGCGCCAGCTGACCGCCACGGAAGCCGCGTCCCGCTTCGACTTCGCCGGACATCAGCAGGGCTGGAAGCAGGCCGTGAACGGCGCGCTCGCCGACTGGTCCGGGGTGGAGGCCGCCTGGCGCGGCCAGCTGCGCGACCAGATCGCCGCAGGCGTCACCGAGCTGCACCTGGACACCTCCTCCGCCGAAGACCTGCTCTACCAGCGCATGCTCTCCGCCGCGCAGGCCGCCGGCCGCGCCCAGCAGCGCGCTGCGGAGCAGCAGGGCGTCACCGTCCCGCCGTGGACGCTCGGCGAGGACGACACCGTCACCGCATCCGGCATGAGCCGCCTTGCCCGGCTACGCCTGATCGCGAAACTCACCGCCGACGTGCAGGCGTCGCGCCTGGTCGACTCCGCCAAGCGGAAGCTGATGGCACTCCTCTCCGTCTTCTCCGGGCTGCGCCTCGCGTCCGAGGTGGACGCTTTCCTCCAGACGCTCTCGCAGGCTTTCGCCCGCGACGGGCTCGGCGCGGCGATGACGGCCGCTCAGGGGATCGGCCAGCAAGCCGTGCTCTCCGTCGCGCCGCGCGCCACCTACTACGCGACCGAGCTCCTGGACGACCGGACCTGCTCGCCGTGCGGTGCCGTGGATGGAAAGGCGTTCTCCAGCCTGGCGGACGCGGAGACCGCGTATCCGTCCGGCGGGTACGTCGACTGCGACGGCGGCGGCAGATGCCGCGGGCAGATCGTGGCAGTTTGGGACAAGGGAATGACCGCAGCGGCTTTGGAGGCCGGGATGCTGACCGATCAGGAGATGGGCGGGAAGCCGTCGACCGGCACGAAGCCCGACAAGCGGCTGAAGGAGAACAAGATGGACGCGGATCTCACCGAGCCGTGCCCCACCTGCCCCGGAGATGAGCACTTCCACACCGGGGACGTGGTCGAGCTGGCCTGGGACGGGTCCGCCTCCCGGTTCTCGGATGCGGAGTACAAGCGGGCCGCGGCCGCGTGCGACCCGGGCGACGGCACGGTGAAGGAGCGCTGCTTCTTGCCGCACCACGACCCGGACGGCGCGCTCAACCGTGACGGACTCGCGGCGGCCGCCGGCCGCGCCAGCGGGCTGAAGGGCCACGACCCGGCGGCCGTCGAGCGCGCCAAGGCCCACCTGCGCGCGCACTACCACCAGATCGGCGAGGACGTCCCGCCCAACATCGCCGCCAGCTCCGTCTCGCAGACCTTCGATGACGGCATCACGGTGCAGTGCCCGCCCGGATGGAACCGCGACCCCGACAGCGACGGATGCCTGCCGCCCGACTACACCCCCGGTACGAAGGTGACCTGCCCGCAGGGCTGGATCCCGGATGACGACGGGGACGGCTGCATCCCAGCGCAGCTTGTCGCGACCACGGCCGCCGGCCGCCAGGTCGTCGATCCGCCCGAGGACGGCGGTTCGCAGACCGCGCCGTGGTCCGGCGTGCTCGTTGTCGAAGGCGTGACGACCGGCGACGGCCGCGAGTTCGCTCCGGGCGCGCTGACGTGGCGGGACCTGCCCATCCCGCTGCGCTGGAACCGGGTCGACTCCCACGGCGGTGAGCCGCGCACCGAGGCGGTCAACGTTGGCCGGATCGACTCGATCGAGCGCGTCGGCAACGAACTGCGCGGCTCCGGGGTCTTTGACCTGTCCACCCCGGACGGGCAGACCGCCTACGGCAAGGTCAAGAACCAGATGCTTCGCGGCGTCAGCATCGACGCGGACTCCATCTCGGACCCCGACATCGAGTTCGTGTGGCCGGACAACCCGAATGAGGGCGAGGACGAAGAGGCGGACATCTTCGCGATGCTGTTCGCCCAGCCGGAGAAGGTCATCTTCCACGGCGGCCGGATCAGCGCCGCGACGCTGTGCGACATCCCCGCCTTCGCCGAAGCCTACGTGGCGCTGACGGACGACCAGGGCGCGGTCGTGGCCGGCGGCGCAATGGAACCGGAGGAGTGGCGGGCCGCGCAGCCCGAGCCCGCAGAGCGCCCGGCCGTGGTCGCGCACGCCGCGCCGTTCGCGCCGCCCGCGGAGTGGTTCACCAACCCGCAGCTGTCACTCCCCACCCCAATCACGGTGGACGACCAGGGCCGGGTGTACGGGCACGCGGCGCAGTGGGGCACGTGCCACATCGGACAGACCGGCCAGTGCGTGCAGCCGCCGCGCGAGAACGAGCACCCGTACTTCATGACCGGCGAGGTCGACACCGCGGAAGGCGGCGTGGCGTCGGTCGGCCAGATCACGGTCGGCACCGGGCACGCCCCGCTGCACGTCGGCGCGCAGGCCGCGACCGAGCACTACGACCACACCGGCTGGGCCGTCGCGGACGTCGCGGTCGGCAACGACTCCCACGGCATCTGGGTGGCCGGCTGCATCCGCGCGGACGCCGACCCGGCTAAGGTCGCGGCGCTGCGCGCGGCCGGGCAGGTGTCCGGGGACTGGCGGCGCATCGGAGGCAAGCTGCGGCTGGTGGGCCTGCTGGCGGTCAACGTGCCCGGCTTCCCGGTGCCGCGCATGCGGGCGAGGGTGGCCGGCGGCGCGCAGTACGCTCTTGTTGCGGCGGGTCAGCCCACGGTGGCCCCGGGTGTCGTCGCGTCCGGGCCGTCCGAGGACGACTTGGACCAGCAGGCCATGCGCCGCGTGATGGACATGCTCAGCCGTCGAGTGAAGGAGAACTGACCGATGTGCGGATGCAACCAGCAGGTCCCGCCGCCGCCCCCGCCCGTTGAGGTCCCGGCTCCGGAGCCGCAGACGGCGGCGGCTGACGCCGAGTAGTCAACTCGACTGCGCCGCAAGGGCGTTCCCGATCACGGGAGCGCCCTTTCGCTTTCCCGAGGTACCAGCAGAATCGAAGGCGAAAAGCGTCGAATTACTTTAATCGATCGACGTAAATCCGGGATTCCTGGACAAATTCAAGGACGGTGCTACGGTTCCGCGCAGACACGCTGTGTGATCGCGGCTGCTGACACCACCTCACTTCCAGGAGGCCCGACGGTGCCTGAGACCCTGTTTTCCGCTCCGGACGACCTCACGCTGGTGAGCGACGCCGAGCTGTCCGCCCTCAACGAGCAGGCCGTGACCGAGTTCGAGCGCGTCCACGGCTCGGACGACCTCACCCCGGCCGTGCTCCAGTACGCCGGCCAGCTCGCCGACGACCTCGACCGCATCAAGGCGGAGCTCCGCGTCCGCGAGGTCCGCGCAGACCTGGCCGCCCAGCAGCAGCGCGACGGCGCCGCCGCCCAGATGGCGCGCCTCTCCGAGCGCGTCCACGGCCCCGCCGAGCCGGCCGCTCCCGCGGCACCCGCCGACCTGGCGGCCACCGTCGCCGCCGCGGCCGCCAGCGGACTGGCCCAGGGCCTGGCGCAGATGGCGCAGCAGCGCGGAGCCAACCCCGGCGAGGTCATGCGCCGCGCCGCAGGACTCGGCGCGACCGCGCAGGTCGCCCCGCGCCCCGAGGCCCCGGCGCAGCGCGCCATGCTCCAGGTCACCACCTCCCGCGACCTGCCCTCGCGCAGCCTGACCGCGGGCGCCGTCGTGCCCGACCTCGCTGCCATGGCCGAGACGTTCATCGACGCGGCCCGGTCCATCCCGGCGACCGCGCTCGGCAAGGGGGCCCCGCGTCACCAGGTCGCCAGGATCCACAACGAGTTCCCCCACACGGTGGACGACCGCACCTCCCCCGCGCAGGTCGAGCGGCTGATCCGGGACCTCACCAGCGACGACCGCAAGGAAGCCCTGGTGGCTGGCGGTGGCTGGTGCGCCCCGTCCGAGATCCGATACGACCTGTTCAACATCTCCGACGTGCCGTCGGGCATGATCGACCTGCCGACCGTCGGCGTCTCCCGCGGCGGTATCCAGTTCCCGACGTCGCCCGCGATCTCGGACGTCTTCTACACCTCGGGCGGCAGCAACCCGGCCTCCGGTATGGGTGGCTTCGCCTTCCCGTTCTCTAACGCGAGCGACCCGTGGCTGTGGACCGAGACGGACGACATCCTCACCGTCACCGGCTCGATCAACAAGCCGACGCTGCGCGTTCCCTGCGCCTCGTTCAACACCCAGCGGCTTGAGGCGTACGGCCTCACCCTGACCGCGGGCAACCTGACCGACAGCGCCTACCCGGAGGCAACGCAGAACTTCCTCCGGCTGCTGCGCAACGCCTACGCGCACGCGATCAACGCGCGCCTGATCTCGCTCATGCAGACCGCGTCGACCGTCGCCGTCTCGCTGCCCAGCTCCAACACCGTGACCGCCTTCAACGGCATCATGAACGGCGTCGAGCTCGCGGCCGTGGACTACCGCAACAAGTTCGGCATGTCCGACACCGCGATTCTGGAGTGCGTGCTCCCCGCGTGGGTGCTGCCCAACATCCGGGCCGACCTGGCATGGCGCGTCTACGGCGACGACAGCATGCTGTCCGTCACCGATGCGCAGATCCGCGGTATGTTCGCGGACCGCGGCATCGCCGTGCAGTTCGTCTCCGACTGGCAGGTCCGCGGCGCCGGGCAGTTCGGCAACTCCGCCTCCCAGGTCCAGGCTTGGCAGACGTCCGTCAAGTTCATGCTGTACGCGGCGGGCACGTTCCTGCACGGCACCGGCCTCTCGCTGGACCTCGGCATCGTCCGCGACTCGATCCTGAACGCGGAAAACGACTTCACGGCGGCCTGGGCGGAAGAGGCGCACCTGATCGCCAAGGTCGGGCACGAGTCCCGGCTGTACACCGTCACCTACGCCACGTCCGGCGCGGGCGCGGGCACCGTCACCCCCGGCTACTGATCAGTCCCTGGTCATCCGTCAGAGAGGCGGTGAGGCATGGCTGGCGCACGCCAGGTAGTCGACGGCCCGGCGTACGCCGGCCTGCCCTACGGACTGTGGGACTCGATCCAGCAGCGCGACGTCACCGACCAGCACTGGCGCAACGGCGTCACCTGGTCCGACATCTGCCCGTCCCAGACCAGTTCGACCGCGTACGACAGCTGCATCGCGGTGACCGGGACAGGCGGCGCTCCGCCCGCCAACTCCGCCCTGTCCAGCAACGTCACGCTGACCAACCGCGGCGCGACGCCGTTCACCGTGTACGCGGAGTTCGACTGCTCCCCGATTGGCCTGGACTCGCTCGGGGAGCGAGCGCTCGCGGAGACCAACCTGGCCCGCGTGGAGCGCAACGTGGTGGCGGCCGCGTTCTGGTCGGGGCAGGCTGCCGGCCAGTCGACCGTATGGCCGCACCTGGCCGCGAACTCCACGCTGTCCGACCCGAACGGCATCCTCCTCCAGCCCGCCGCGACGCAGGCGGTCACCGGGACCGGTGTCGACGCGGCGACGTCGCTCGGCATCCTCGAAAACCAGCTTGCCGCCTGCTACGGCGGGCAGGGGGTCATCCACGTCCCCTACCTGGCATTGCCCACCCTGCGGGCCTGGCGACTGGCCAAGCCGGGCGACGACGGCAAGCTGTACACCCCGGCCGGGAACCTGGTGGTGGCCAGCGGCGGCTACCCCGGGACCTCCCCGGCCGGGGCCTCCGCGGCATCCGGAAACTGCTGGATCTACGCGACCGGCCAGGTCTTCGGCTACCGGTCCGACGTCCAGGTCATGCAACTGCCCGGGACGTTCGACCGGGCCAAGAACACCGAGAAGCGTCTGGCCATGCGGACGTACCTGTTCGGATTCGAGTGCTGCCTCTTGGCGGCCCAGATGGCACTCGGCGTGCCGACGTAAGGGGTGTGAACCATGTCCGCTGTCGCTTCCTGCGTGACACCCATCAAGGGCACGCACTACCGGCTCACGAAGCTGGACTCCTGCGGAAACCCGGTCACCGGCACGTCCAGCATGGTGATCGTCTCCAAGGGCTTCGTCCAGGTCCAGATGGCCCCGCAGTACCAGGACGGCGTCGAGTTTTTCCAGCTCACGGCAGACGGCTCGATCTGCGTGAACCAGAAGGACGACAACACGCTCAAGCGCTACGAGCTGACGATCGACTTCTGCGAGATCAACCAGACCGGCGCCTCGTGGATGACGTCCATGCGCGAGCTGGCTACCGGAAGCCCGGCCACCGGCTACGGCTTCGCCGGCCAGGAAGGGCTCGCGTCCAACCGCTGGAGCCTGGAGGTCTGGCAGAAGATCGCCGGGGCGGCCGCCTGCAACTCCAACGGAGTTGTCCAGTACATTTACAACGCCTGGCCGAACGTCGGCGGGGCCAAGCTGGGCAACTACACGATCCTGAACGACAAGTCGACGCTCCAGGTCACTGCGGAGACCCGCGCGGTCGCGACGTCATCCACGATCGGCTGGGGCGTCCCGCCCAACCAGACGTCCCTCCAGTACCTGCCCTCCGGGTTCGCCGTTCAGGCGACCGACCACTGGTACTGGAACATCACCACCGTGGCGCCCCCGACACCGCAGTGCAACCCGACGTCCCTGTGATGCACTGGTCCGCATGACCGTCATACTCCAGCCCCCGCAGCAGCGCTGGTCTTGTCCGAACTGCCCCGCCACGGACGTGACCTTCGGGAAGCTCAACCGTTTCCACCGCTGCCGGGGGCTGGCCGGTCTGCTCGCCCCGCTGGTCCTGGACGGATCCGGCGCCCGCGTCCTCGCGGTCGAGCGCGAGGACTACATCGCGGGCCAGCTGGTGCAGTACGACGGAGAGGGGCGCCCCGTCGCGGCTGTGGTCACCGAGCGCCCCGACGGCAGCCGCGACGTGATGGTGAACGCGCCGACCGCGAAGGTGGTGATCTCGTGACCTGGTCGGGCAGCAACAACCACCTGATGGCGGCATTCCTGTTCAACCCCATGCTGGGCGTCACCGGATCCGGCGGCGCTGGCCTGCCCACCGGCTACGCCGGACTGGTCGCCGACACCGTCAAGTGCGCGCTGTTCAACAACTCGGTGACTCCGGACCAGACCGTCGCCGTCGCGCAGAGCGGCTACAACACCGGCACGTGGACCACCTCGAACGAGGTCACGGGCGGCACAGACTGGGTGGCGGGCGGCCGGGCGCTGTCCTCCAAGACGATCTCACGCGGGGGCGCCGTCGCCACCTTCACCGCGGCCAACCTGTCCTCCGGAGCCACCGCCACGTTCACCGCCTACGGCTGCCTGATCTATGACGCGTCCATCACGGGAGGCACCGTGGCCAACCAGGGCGTCTGCTTCCTGGACTTCGGCGGCGCGCAAGTGGTCTCCGCCGGGACGTTCTCGATCAACTGGAACTCCACGGGCATCTTCACCCTGACGGCCTGAGAGGAGCACGGGGCGTGGGCACCTACCGCCTGTGGCCGTCCACCAACGGCCCCTCCTCCGTCGCCGCCGACACCACCGCCTACACGCTCGGCGTCGAGTTCTACACGACCGCCGCCGTCGACCTCACCGGCTACTGGTGGTGGTGCGCGCCCGGCGCCGACACCACCGCGAAGTCGTTCGAACTCTGGCAGATCGTCTCCGCCTTCGTCGGGACGCCGATCGCGGGCACCGCCGCGACGTCGGGCACGCTGACGCAGAACGCCTGGAACTGGGTACCGCTCGCCTCTTCCGTAGCGCTCACGGTGGGCCAGCGCTACCGCGCCGGATGCTTCGGTGCCGGCGGCGTCAACTGGTACGGCGCCACCCACAACGGCTGGCCCGCCGACCTGGTCAACGGGCCGCTGACCGCACCGTCGACCGCCGACGCCACCAACAACGCGCAAAGCCCCTACAAGCAGGCGGCGTCGATCTCCTTCCCGGTCGACACCGGAGGCTCCAACTACTGGCTGGACGTCCAGGTAGTCGACGCCGCCGCGCCGCCCACCGCAGCCCGCTCCAACGCGAAGGGCCGCGAGGCAGCCACCTTCGCGTCCGGCAGCACGTCGAGCGCGCAGCTCAATGGTCGTGAGCCCGTATTCTCGACGGGAGGTGAGCATCCGTGAGCGCAGACGAAGTTCAGCTTGGGACCTACATCGTCGGTGAGAAGCCCCCGCCGCTGGTCTACCAGTTCCTGGACTCCAGCGGGAACCCCATCGACATCTCCACCGGCTACGTCGCCGACTTCTCCGTCAAGGAAGCCGACGGCAACGCTTTCACGGGAACCGCCACGATCACGGGCGGCACGTCCGGGCAGGTCACCTACACCTGGACCGGCGCGGAGATGCCGACCGCTGGCCGGTACACCGCCTACTTCTGGGTCGGCAACGGCACCACCCGGCTCGCTTCCATCCCGATCCGCTTCCTGGCCCGGCTGCCCGTCGGCGCCGTCCCCAGCATCTAAGGAGGTGGGCGAGCCGTGACGGTCGACGCCGGGCCCTGCAACCCGTGGCCCGTGTACTGGTCCTGCGACGTGTCCACCTACTCCCCCGTCGTCACCGGCTACGCCGTGAACGCGGCCTCGCGATTCCTGTGGGCGCTCTCGGGGCGCCGCTTCGGCACCTGCTCGGTCACGCTGCGGCCGTGCCGCCGCCAGTGCTACGAGGTGTGGCCCGGAGGAACCTACGCCTACCCCTGGTCCTCCTACGGCGCTCCGATGGCGTCCGCCGCCTGGGACTTCGCCTACTGGTTCCCCTTCGTCTGCTCCAGCTGCGGCGACAACTGCTCCTGCCAGTACGTCCCGGAGATCAAGCTGCCGGGCCCGGTCAACGACGTCACCCAGGTGAAGGTCGACGGCGCGGTGTTGCCGACCTCCGCCTACCGGCTCGACAACAGCCGCATCCTGGTGCGCACCGACGGCCAGGACTGGCCGCGCTGCAACAACCTGACCCTGGACGACACCCAGGTGGGCACCTGGTCCACCACGTTCGACGTGGGCACCCAGGTGCCGCAGTCCGGGCAGCTCGCCGTCGGGCAGCTCGCCTGCGAGATCCTGAAGGCCATCACCGGGGAAGACGACTGCCGGCTGCCGTCGACCGTGACCAACCTGGTGCGCCAGGGCGTGTCGATCACGTTCCCCGACATCAACGCCCTGCTGACCGAGGGGCGCACCGGGTTGTACCTGTGCGACCTGTTCCTGGCCGCGGAGAACCCGAACCGGCTCGACCAGCGCGCCCGGGTGTACAACGTCGACCACCCGTCCGTGCGCCGGACCAACACGTGAGCCGCTACCGCGCCCGTTGGGCGCAGCTCGTCTGGCTCTGGGAAGTGCTGACGGGGAGAGACACATGATCCGGCGCTGGTGGAAGTCATGGCGGGAGCGCCGGGAGCTGCGCAACTTCGAGGTCTATCTGTTCAACCACGGCACGATCTCCAAGTGGATCGAGGTCCGTGACGCCAACACGGCCGCCGGGGTTTGGAAGAGGTGGCCGCTGTGACTGAGCTGACCGGGGCGCTGAAGTTCTACACCGTGGCATCCACGTTGGTGACGGCGGTTCAGGAGGCGCTCACCACCGAAGTGGACCGCGCCGGGGTGGTTCCCGGCCAGATCGCCTGGGACGGAGGCGACTGCGGGCTGCTCGCGGCGTCCGTCGGCCCGGTCTATCTCTCCGACGTTTTCCCCCACCAGCTCCAGGACGTCATCGGCTACTGTTCCGCCTCCTGGGAGGTGTCCGAGCTGACGTTCCAGCTGGTGCGCCCGGCGCCGGGCCCGGAGAGCAACCAGAGCCTGTACCCGACGCGGGACGCGCTCGACACCGCGGCGCAGCTTCTGGCGACCGACGGCTGGCTGATGCTCACCACGCTATCGCAGCAGCTGTGCCAGATGCGGCTCGCCGACACCATCGTGGACTTCCTGCTCGGGCAGGTGACGCCGATCGGGCCCGAGGGCGGCCTGATGGCCCAGCAGGTCACCGTCTACATCGGACTGCCTCGTGGCTAACGAACTGCGGATCGACATGGACATTCTGCGGATCCGCTCGATGCTGCGGTCGCCGTCCGGGCCGGTCGGGCGCGCCGTGATCGAGCGCGGGAAGGCGATCGAGGCCCGCGCCAAGCAGCTGGCCGCCAAGCACGGCACGATGGCGAACGGAGTCATCTCGTTCACCACGCCGACGCTGCTGGGGACCGAGGTGTACGTCTACTCGACCCATCCGGCGTCGATCTACGTGCTCAAGGGGACGAAGCCGCACGACATCAACTACCCGCAGCCGACTGCGATCAACTTCAAGGGGAAGATCGGCTGGCGGACCGTCAGCGTCGTGCATCACCCCGGCTATCGAGGGGACGACTTCCTGGGCAAGGCCATGCGCGAGGTCGGCGGACTCTAGCGCGCGATCATGGTCCTGACCGGGCTTAGCGTGGTCGGCATGGCCAGAAAAGACTTCACCAAGCAGCGCGAAGAGATCGTTTTCGACATCGCGCCCGACACCTTCCGCGCCGCCCCCGCCATCCCGGCCGGGGTCATGATCGACGCCGCCGCCAAGATGGACGGGATCGAGAAGGCGACGCTGGAGGAGCAGGGCGCCGCCTTCTCCGACGTCCTGAAGATGTGCCTGGACGAGGAGTCCTTCGAACGCTTCGAGGCGCGCATGCACGACCGTGAGAGCCCCATCGACCTGCCGCAGGTTATGGAGGTCGTGATGTGGCTGTTCGAGGAATACGGGCTGCGCCCTACGACGCCGTCAGCGCCCTCCTCGGATTCGCCATCCGACCAGGGGTCTGGCACTACCTTGACGGACGCGCCGCCCAGCGTGGAATTGATCTCCGCGAGCTCCCCTTCGACCGGTTCCTGAACCTGGTCTTCGCCCAGCTACAGGACAGCGTCACCCCGGAGGAGGGCAAGACGGTGGAAGAGGCGGTCAACGAACTGCACAACGGGCTCGGCGTGCAGCGCTGGCTTGTCGTGCGGGGCGGAGAGATCACCCCCTCCACCCGCGACCCGCGCGCTCCGCTTTGGTGGGACGACGACGAAGAGGCGTCCGCCAGCTTCCTGAAGGCGATGGGGATAGGGGCCTGACATGCCGTCCTTCGGTCTCGGCAAGGGCACGCTGCTTGGTGTCGGCTACATCAAGGTGGAAGCCGACACCTCCGCGGCCGAGACGAAGCTGGGCTCACTGGGCAAGGGGCTGGCCGTCGGCGCTACCGGCTTCCTGGCCCTGGCCGCGGCGGGCACCGCGTCGGTGAAGATGGCATCCGATTTCAACAACGAGATGCTGAAAGTCCAGACGCAGGCCGGCGGCAGCGCGGCCGACGTCAAGACGCTGTCGACGCAGATCCTGAACATGAAGGACGTCCAGCAGTCGCCGATGCAGCTCGCGGAGGCTATGTACCACCTGAAGTCGGTGGGCCTGGACAACGTCACCGCGATGAAGGATCTCAAGGTTGCCTCCGACCTGGCGGCGGTCGGCGGCTCCAATCTGGAGGCGACCACCAACGCTCTGGCCGGGGCGTGGCGCTCGGGCATCAAGGGCGCGCAGGACATGAGCATGGCCGCGTCGTCGGTGAACGCCATCATCGGTGCTGGCAACATGACCATGTCCCAGTTCGTCGCGGCGATCGGGACCGGCATCCTCCCATCCGCCCGGACCTTCGGCCTCTCGCTCAACCAGGTGGGCGCGGCGCTCGCGCTGATGACGGACGAAGGCATCCCGGCCGTGGACGCCGCGACCCGGCTGCGCATGTCGTTCTCGCTGCTCGGCGCCCCCTCCAAGGCGGCCGACAAACAGCTGGGGAAGATCGGGCTCACGGGCTTGGAGCTGGCCCAGGCGATGCGCGGCCCGGACGGGCTGATCGGTGCGATCCAGCTCCTGAAGGACCACCTGGACGCCTCGGGGCTGTCGGCCGCGCAGCAGTCCGAGATCCTGTCCCGGGCGTTCGGCGGCGGCCGCTCCAACTCCGCGATCTTGACGATGCTCAACAACCTGAGCACGCTCAAGATGAAGCAAGATCAGATCAACGGCTCGATGGGCGCGTTCCCCGCCGCCGTCCAGGCCCAGCAGCACACGCTCTCCGCCCAGATCGCGATCCTGAAGAACAACTTGGAGAGCATGGGAATCAAGATCGGCGAAGTGCTGATCGGACCCGTGACCGCCTTCGTGTCCTTCCTGAACGGCATGGCCGTGCCCGCCATCAGCCGCTTCGCCGCCGCGCTGTCGAAGCCGCTCGAAGGCGTCGGCCAGGCCGTGTCGGGGCTGGCGGCATCCGGGTTCTTTCAGTCGCTCATGGGCACCGGCTCCAAGACCTTTACGGCCGGAACGCAGGGCACCGTCCTTCAGGGCCCGCACCAGGCGCTGGCTCCCGACCGCGCGGTGATGCACGGCGGAGTGACGCCTGCTCAGCTCTCCGCCGGGCCGCCGACCGGGCTTGCGCAGGCGGGAGCCGCGCTGCACACCATATTCGCCGACGTCGCGAAGGCGATCGGCGACGTGGTCAAGGCGGCCTTGAACCTCTGGGGCGCGATCCAGCCGTTCGTCACGTTCCTGGGCACCGTCGGGCTCGGCGTCCTGACCACGCTGGCCCAGATCCTGGCCAACCAGGTCGGGCCCGCTCTGGTGGCGGTGTCGAAGTTCCTGAAGGACAACTCCGGGCTGATCAAGATCCTGCTGGAGGTCTACCTCACCCCGCTGGCGCTGAAGATGGCGGCCATGTCGGTGATCAAGCCGGTGGTGTGGTTCTCCCAGCTGGCCAAGGACATCGTCATGTTCCCGGTCGGCCAGATCACCTCCATGAAGGACGGGATCACCGATTTCTTCAAGGCCGGCGGCGGCTTCGACACCTTCCGTCTCAAGCTGGGCGCGGTCGGCGACGCCTTCAAGAGCGGCGCCGGTAAGGCCCTGGAGTTCGGCAAGAACGTGGGCTCTGCCATCGCGCAGGGCGCGGGCAACGTCTGGGACACGATCCGCGGCGGCCTGTCGAGCGTGGCGATGGGGCTGCGCATGGCGGCGGAGAACGCGGTCGCCTTCGCCAAGAACATGGCTGCGGCGATTGCGGAGGGCGCGGCGTCCGCCTGGGAGGGGCTGGTCTCCGGAGTCTCTCAGGTGACGATGGGCCTGAAGATGGCGGCGGCCGCCACCTGGGACTTCGTCACGGCAGCCGCGGCCGCGACGGCGACGGCGCTGAAGCAGGCGGCCACGTTCGTGATCGAGAAGACGGCGGAGCTGGCGTCGGCCGCCGCCGAAGGGCTGATGACGGCGGCCCAGTGGCTGCTCGACGCGGCGATGTCCGCCAACCCGATTACCTTGATCATCCTGGCTCTCATCGCGTTGGCTGCGGGCTTCGCCTACCTGTGGACCCACAGCGCCGCCTTCCGCGAATTTTGGATCATGCTCTGGAATGTCCTGAAGGGGACCGCGCTCAGCGTCTGGCACTTCCTGGACCAGGGCGTCTTCCAGCCGCTCGCCGCCGCCTTCAACTTCCTGTGGACCGACGTCGTCAAGCCGGTTCTGCGCTTCATCGTCGACAGCTTCCTCGGCTTCGCCCAGACGATGATCGACGGAGCCGCGAAGGCATTCGGATGGATCCCCGGACTCGGCGGCATGCTGAAAAACGCCGCGCACGCCTTCGACGGCTTCGTCAACTCGGTCAACCAGTCGCTGGGCGGGATCCAGCCCAAGACGGTCCCGGTCACCATCAGCTTCAACGGCGTGCCCGAGGGGCAGATCACCGGCCACACCTACACGTCCACCACCGGGTTCTCCTACGCGTCCGGTGGCCCGATCCCCATGAACATCGGAACGCCCGGCAAGGACTCGGTGCCGATCCTGGCGATGCCCGGCGAGTACATCGTCCGGGCCAGCGAGGTGCCCAAGCACATCGGGCTACTGAACAAGATCAACGCAGGCCAGCTGAAGGGGTACGCGTCCGGCGGCATCGTCGGCTTCGACAACGCCGTGTCGGCCGACATGCGCCAGGCCGCGCAGATCGACATCTCCCGGCAGACCACGAAGATCGTGTCCGCGTACGTCAAGGCGAATAACGACTACTGGGCGAAGATCGGTTCGCTGTACGGCGGCTCGATCCCGTCCGGGCAGCACCTCGCGATCATCAACGCCGCGCTGGCGGCGGCTGGCGTGCCGCCGCCCGGGACGCTGGGCCAGTGGCAGCTCGGGCTGGACACGCTGATTACGCGTGAGTCCGGGTGGAACCCGATGGCTCAGAACAATACGGACATCAACGCCCAGAACGGGGATCCGTCCCGGGGCCTGGCCCAGACGATCATGTCGACCTTCCTGGCCTACGTCCCCGCGTCGCTGAAAGCGTTGGGGATCTTCAACCCTATCGCCAATGTGGCCGCCGCCGTCCGCTACATACTCGCCGTGTACGGCTCAATATCGAACGTGCAGCAGGCCAACCCCAACCTGCCGCCGATGGGGTACGACTCGGGCGGCCTCGCGCTCGGAATGGGCCTGCTGCCCAAGTTCACCCCACGCCCGGAACGTGTCCTGTCGCCGCGCCAGACCGAGTCCTTCGACCGCCTGGTGGGCGTCCTGGACCGCGGCGGCGCACCCGGCGGCACCGGCTCGCGGCAGCCGCTGGAGGTCCACGTCCACTTCAACGGCCCCGTGGGCTCCAAGCGCGAGCTGGAGAACTGGCTGATCGAGGCGCTCACCAACGCCAAGCGCAACAACCGGCTGGCCGGGATCGTGAGCTGACCCATGGCCATCGCCTTCCGCAGCGCCGGGTCCCCGGTCGCCAAGGACATCAGCACCGGAAATCCGGTCTCCGTCCCCACCCCGGCCGGATTCGCGGCGGGCGACTTCCTGCTGATGGTCCTTCTCCAGGACTCCAACACCAGCGAGACTTCCCCGAACGGCTGGACGCTGGCCGGGCGCTTCAACGCCGGGTCGTCCTCCTACTCCACCCCGGCGCCGCAGACCGCGGTGTACTGGCGCGCCGCCGACGGCACCGAAGGATCCTCGGTTGCCGTCAACTACTCGACCCAGCCCTGGTATGTGGGCCAGCCGTACGTCGCCGGATTCATGCTCTCCTACACCGGGGTCGCCACCGCCTCGCCGGTCGAAGTGATGAGCTCCAGCACCGTGGCCGCGAGCAGCAACCCGGCCGCGACGCAGGCACACCCCCAGGTGTTCGCCGGCACGCCCGGGGACTGGCTGCTGACCATCCGCACCGGCTCCGCGAACTCGACCTTCACCTGCACGGACTCGGTCGGAACCGACGTGCAGCGGCAGATCGCCACGGCCTTCTCAGAGCTGACTGTCGCGTTGTTCGACTCCGCCGCCGGGGTCACCTCGGGACTCCAGACGCAGCGCTCCACCACGTTGTCCGGGACGCCGGTCTACGGCACCGGCATGAGTTCGATCGTCATCCGGCCGGCGTCGACCGCGGGCGCCGTCACCGCGGTCCCAGGCATCGCCAACGCGGCCGCGACGGCGTACGCCCCGGCCGTCTCGATCGCGGCCTCGCCGTGGTCGGCGGTGTGCGGGCCCTCCCAGTACCCGGCGTACTGCTGGGCGATCGACTGGGCCCGGTCCGGGTTCACCGCCGCCGGGAAGATCATCAGTCCCAACCCGTACCTGGACACCCAGGATCTGACCAGCTGGACGTCGTCCAACTGCACCATCTCCTACGCCAAGACCTCGCTGGGCCTGCGCACACTGCCGACCGTCCACGTCGTCCCGAACGGCTCCAGTGCGTCGGGGAACCTGCACGGCTCGCTCACCGGGGTGGGCACCGTCGTGCCGGGCCAGACCTACATCGTGGACGAGTGGGTGTACAGCCCCGGCGGCTGGAGCGACATCCGTCCCGTCATCAACTGGTACGACTCCAGCGGCAACTACCTGTCCACGTCCTCCGGGGTGGCGAGCGCGGTCGCGGCAGGGGTGTGGACGCACCTGACGCAGAAGTTCACCGCGCCGGCCAGCGCCAGCCAGGCCGCGCCCATCGGGCAGTACAACAACACCCCGGCCAGCACGAACGACTTCTACGTGTGGGGCCTGAAGGTCATGGACCCCTCGCAGGCGGAGACCCGGATCACCCCGGACGCCACCGCCGTGGTCCAGACCGACCTCCTGTCCGGCGGGATCACCTTCCAGTACGGGCGCGACCAGGCCCGGCCGCTGTCCCCTCCGTCGCTCGGGACCGCGGCCTTCGCCCTCACCAACAAGGACCGCGTCTACTCCCCGGAGTTCACCGCCGGGCCGCTGTACGGCACCCAGGACGCGGCCCGGATGGTCCGCGGGCAGGTGGTGTGGAACGGGGTCGCGTACTCGCTGTTCTGCGGCTACATCAACGATTACACGGTGCGCGTGGACCGCGGGGACCGGTCGGTGGACTTCTCCTTCCAGGACGCCATGTCCCGGATGCAGAACACCGCGCTCACGACGCCCCTCTACCAGGGGATCCGCACCGGAACCGCGATCAACAAGATCCTGGACCTGATCAGCTGGCCCGGAGGCCGCGACATCGACCCCGGTGCCACGATCATGCCCTACTGGTGGCTGGAGCAGACCACCGTCACCGCCGCCCTGCAAGACCTGGTCCTGTCCGAGGGCCATCCGGCCATCGCCTACGCGGGCCCGGACGGGACATTCGTGTTCCGTGACCGCACGCACCGCCTGGTGCGCTCGCAGTCCACGACACGACAAGCCACCTTCACGGGCGGCCAGATGACGGTCTGCCCGCCCGCCACCGCGCCCGGCCTGTCGTTCACCGCTCCCTTCAGCTACGCACACGGCTGGCGCGACATCGCCAACTACGTGATCTTCAACGTGCAGACCCGCGCCCCGGCTCCCGGGCCGCCGTCGGCGGTGTGGACCTACGCGGGCAACCTCCAGCTGCCCGCCAACACCCCGGTCCAGGTCGTCGCAACCACCTCTGACCCCTTCCTGAACGCCGTCACCCCCTCCGCTGCCGGCGGCGACTTCACCGCCGTCGGGGCCGGTACGGTCACCGCGTCGATCAGCCAGACCTCGGGGCAGTCCACCACGATCACGCTGACCGCGTCCGGCGGCTCCGCGACCGTCTCGGGGCTGCGGCTGCGCGCCATCAGCTACCCGTCGGTCCTGACCACGGTGGTGACCAACTCCGACACCAACTCGATCGCGCAGCACGGCCAGCAGGCGTACCCCAACCAGCTCGCCTGGGCCGGGGTGGAGGACGCGAAGTCGATCGCGCAGATCATCCTCCTTCGCTACGCCCAGAAACGGCCGTCGATCCAGCTCACGGTGCCCAACGCCGACCAAACGCACTACCTGCACATGCTCCAGCGCACGATCTCCGACCTGATCCACGTCCAGTTCGACGAAATGGGCATGTCGGCCGACTTCTACGTGGAGAACGTCGCCCACACGATCAGCCGCATGAACCAGCCCGGACTCCCGCCCGCGCACACGGTCACGCTCGGCTGCGAGGAACAGGTCTCCTCCACCCCGGCGGTCCCGTTCGCCTTCGACGTCCGCGGCCAGGGCTTCGACAACGGGATGTTCTCCCCGCCCGCCGCAGACAGCCCGACGACGGTCTGGATCTGGGACAATCCCGCCCAGAGCGTGTTCGACGTCAGTCTGTTCGGGACGTGAGAGGGGTGGGGATGGAGACGCAGGCGTACGTCTACAGCGGCGAGTGGGTGGCCGACTGCCCGCGCGAGGGCTGCGCCGGGGCGGAGTTCCTCTTCGACGCAACGCACCCCATGTACCCGGCCGGGCCCGGCAACCCGCGCACCGTCCGCAAGGGCGCGTTCACCTGCTCCAACTGCCAGGCCCTCGCGGTCATCCGCTGGCCGGACGAGGCGAACATGGCCCAGATCATGGAAGTGCTCGCGCTGCGCCCGGTGCCGACGACCCGCAACTGGTACCCGCAAGACCACCCCGGCGCGGTGCGCTTCCGCATCCCGCACGGCCAGAGCGTCGCGGAGCTCCGCGAGGAGAACGCGGCGCACGGCATACCCGTCCACGCCGCCTGACAGGGAGTCACCCATGGCACTGCACGTGAAGCTGATCGAAGACCTCGAAGCGCGCCTGAAGGCGCACGTCGTGGGGCCGCTCGAAGCCCGCATCGCCGCGCTGGAGGAGCGCCTGGAGGAGGCACTGGGCGGCAAGACCACCCCGGCTCAGGAACCGGCGCAGGCGGCACCGCGCGGGCGCCGGGCCAAGCCGGCGGAGACGCAGGCGACCGTCCACGACGTTGTCGTGGAGGCCACCGCTCCAGCGGCAGGGGACGCGCCGAAGGCCGGTTAGCCTCGTCCCAGCAGCTCAGGGACAGGAAACCAGGAGGCGGTCCGCATGGTCTGGTCGGCGCCCATGACCGCGGTCGCCGGGTCGGTATTCACCAGCGCCCAGTTCAACCAGTACGTGCGCGACAACCTGAATATGACGGCCCCGGGGGGGGGCCGCGCCGCCCGCCCGCGTT